CCTCCACAGGAGCCTCTGGGAGCGTTTCTGGTGTACTTATAACCTCAACCGTGGTTGCTGGAGCCTCTGGTGTAATTATAACAACTACCGCTGTTGTTTCTGGGATTACTACGGTTGTTGTTTCTGGGATTACTACGGTTGTTGTTGTTTCTGGGATGGTGCTTGTTGTTGTAGTCGTGGTTGTAGTCGTGGTTGTAGTAGTAGAGGTAGTCGTAGTGGTAGTAGAAGTTGTTGTAGTTGATTCAACAATACCATTCCATAAAGATAAATTGCTAATTGTAAGATGACCAGGTTGACAGCAGGTATCTATTGAGTATTGGCGAAATGTAAAGATGTCGCCTTCTTCAACAGGCACAGACAAGGTTCCCGATGAAGTGTTGACTTGTGTAATCAGCGTGTAAACCCCGTTGATACCGTACTGCGGTGGGTCATATACCCAACCGTCATTCGTTTGATATGACCAAGTAAAATCAAGGGTTGCTAGATCATCAGGGATTGTGGTTTCAATTTTGACCCAATGCGCTCCCCCACAAGGTGATCCTTGCGGTGCTAATTGGTTATCAGGACCATGTAAAGTTATGGCGTTGTCTACGACTTCAATGTAACCACCACAGTTTTGTGATTGACTATATGCCCACTCGCCAAGCGCATCGGCTTTAACAGAGTACGGTGTTGGAAAAAACCAAGCGAAAATAAGTGCGGGCAAAATTACCCAGGAACCTTTTCTGAACCTAATGTTTTTCACATATAGATTATAGTTTATATATGATTAATTAGAAAATATACTTTTAACCCTATGGACTAATAACATTATAAATGTTATTCCGAAAGGACACATTAGTTAAACCACCACCAATGTTTAAGAATAGATAAAGAAGCAAGAATTACCCATAGAACATTAAAAAGAATAATTGTGGGAAGTGTCTTTTTCGTAGATGTCCAGATTAAAGCAACGCTGGAGATGATGGCAAAGATGTAGAGCCACCAAAACTGTTTGCCGAATAAAAGACCAGGAAAGATAATTGCAATCTTTGTGGAAAATCCCCAAGCCTCTACGGTATTCACTCTTGTCCAGTAGTCCCTGGAGGACATTGTTTTAATAGCTGAAATAATTTTATTAGAAAACATCAAAAAGATCTTTTGGTCGTTGAGTATCTATCTTTGATTTTAACCACAAATTAAACTGTTCTGACATATCAGGAATGTTGGACGGTCTTTCTTGAGCAAAAACATCTCCCTTCAAGTATCTATACAAGTGCATGTCGGGAAGTTGATTGATCTCACTTACAATATCTTCAGGAATATCCAAAAGCTCCAGTGAATACTTTGAGTACTCAGCCATTATTTCCCTATTGTTAAATGGCTCTTCGTACACAGACGACCACTCAAGCATGTTCTTAAAGAGCTCCTGCATTGTTCTAGCACACCATAATCTAGCCTTGTCTTTTGTTGCTTCATAACTACTATCAAAATAAGTAAATTTAGTAGCGGAAGAAATTGCCTTCGTCTCTGGAACCTCAATATAGATGATATAAAAATGAGGAGAATAGTCAAGCACTATTTGATAAGTCTGTAAGTGGGAAACGGTAGGTATCCAATCAACACCGAATGGAAACTCAGAATCCTCTTGCCAAAGCAATGCTTGTGGACCGTAACCTCCTGAGTCGCAACGAAACATTGAATCTTCTAGACCAGTTGAATTGACAAACATACCTTTAGTCAAGACAAATAAACCTTGTTGGTCATTTTGTCCAATTACTTTTAAAAAATTAGAATAATCTATCGGTTCCATATTTTCCTCCACCATTTTTTATTTAATAGGTCTTTTTCTATTTTACCATCTACGACACGCCTATTTTGCCTATATGGTTTTGCCGTTGATGAACCCGATGGGAATACTGGACCCGCATTAAACCCTCTACTTGCTACAAATCGTGTCCAAGAAGAATCTTCAAACTTTACCGTTGGTGTGCCATATTTTCTTTCAAATGGAATCAAATGTAATACTGGTGTTCCATATTTTATTGTAAATTCTTTGTCAGTTTTAATATTTAAAACAAGATTCATGATGTGATAAAAATCCGTGTGAACAACTGCGGGTATAACATCGTAGTTTAAGTTTGGCTCAAACAAAACGGGAAGCACCAATGTAGACCAACCTGGTGCTGTAATAAATGACCACGGGTTAACAATCTTAGGATAGCAAGAGTCCTCTATTTTTCTTACATCAGTCATTGGGCATACTCCAGTTTGACCAAAACCAAAAGATTGCACAGCAAATACTTCTTCACCTTGGTTCCCTACTTTGATCTGGTCTAAGTTAACATTCCACCTTCTGTCAGTGCTTGGGTCTGGAGAAAAAACGGCGTTTGTCCACATTGGAACCGTTATCCCCACATTTAAAAAATCCTGTGTCCCCGCACATCCTCTTATAGAGCCTGCATACTTACCAATATTACGAAACCACTTTGGAGTATTTGAAATAGTATTTGCGTAAGGTTTTCCTTGTTCTTCCATCATACTTGGATGTTGCGGCACTATAAGAATTTCCCCTGCTTTTGGTTTTTTCAAATGCTCGTAGTTCTTATTTTTTATTGAGCGAAACTTAATCATTATAAAGCTCCTTCAATGATTGAGCATGGTCAACAGTTTCGTGGTCAAACCTTGCTAGCATAACATTAGACATATGTTGAGCAACTTTTCCTCTAATACTTAATCTCTCAAGCAAAGTAGAAGATGAATTGCGATTTAGGACATTCTGCCCTTGAGCAACATGTATTAGGTGTGCTGGCAAAAAGAGTTCTCCATTAGTAAATGAAACATCTTCACGCATGGGGAGTCTTTCGCTCCAAAGCGCTAACAACTCCTCAAGAGTAGGGTTGATAGGCATTTCTGAAACTGCTCTCCAAAATGGAGTATCAGCACGATCTGAGACATAGTGTAAACGAATCATTGTTAAGACATTATCCATCATTAAGTTTATTCTCTTATTATAAAACTTCTGCATGTGCTGATTATTTTCATTATATGAAGCCAGATTTCCTACCAAGTTTATAACTTGTTGGATCGTAGTACCAATACTGGTTGCCTCAAGCGGTTCAACAAAAGCAGAGGCTAAACCTACGGCGCAACAATTTTTTACCCATGTTTGCTCAAGATGACCTGCATCAAATTTAAAAGTCTTATGAGCACCAACTGTGTAGTTAGTTACTACCTGTACTTCATTAATTGCTTCTTCTTCTGTAATAAAGTCAGATGCAAACACATAGCCGTTACCTCTTCTTTGCTGTGTGGGAATTTCCCATATCCACCCAGCAGATGCGGCTCTTGCCCTTGTGTATGGTCTTATCTCTCCACTTGGGTCTGATTCTGTTGGAAAAGCAATTGCTGAATCTACAAGCAGATACTTGCTAAAAGAGTTCCACTTTGCTGCACCTAGTTTTGTCATTAAAAGTCTTTTAAGCCCAGTTGCGTCAATCCAAAAGTCAGCTTCTAATGTTGCTGTATTTTCAAGGACAATAGACTCTATGTTTCCATTTTCTACATTTAATGTTATATCTTTTACTTCTGCATCAATAATTTTAATCCTTCTTTCAAAACAAAGTTTCTCAAAAAAAGCATTAAGTTTCATTGTGTCAAAATGATATTGGTTTGTATTGTTATGCAAATTGTGTTTACGAATTCTGTTTTTTAGAAAACCATCTGTAGTCATTGCGGTTGTTAAGAATTGGTTTTTTTCTATAAATCCTGCGTACAAACCAAAGTTATTCCAATTGAAACCCGAATCATCACCACCCACACTGTGAAAGTAGTCTGAGTTCTTAGTGTGCCAATTTTCAAAACGAATACCATATTTATGGGTAGCATCCGTTTGTGTTAACAAATCATGCAATGGAATTTCACATAACTCCATAAACTTCTTCCAGTGCTCTGTACTGCCCTCCCCCACCCCGATTATTCCTATCTTTGATGAAGAAACAATAGTTATATCTGAAGACGGAAAAGCCTGTCTAATGATTATTGCAGCAATCATTCCTGCTGTACCAGACCCAACTATGCCTATAGAGAAGTTGTTACTCATGCAAACCAAGTCACTAATGAGTATTTAACACCATCGTTTACGGGATGTGCTTGATGGTCGTAAGTAAGCCCTGACGGAAATAAAACAACTGAACCTGGAGTAGCCTCAATTTCTACTTTATGAAAAGGAAATTCCAGCATTCCGCCGCTAGAAGTGTTTTCTAAAATAGCAACTAAACTAAAAAGTCTATTGAATCCTCTACCAGCATCAAGGTGCGTTCCGTATCTAGCTCCATTTTCGTATCTTAGCATTTGCATAGGTTCATGATACCCGCTTTTTGCCATAAAATACGCAGAGTAATCTAGAAAGCAATCTTGCAAAGGTAAATAAATATCATTCCTAAACATGTCATATAAGTGATGTGTCTTGTTTGGATTCATAATCCATTGCAAATCACAACCATCTGATGTTCTATATTCCGTTGCCTCTCCACCAGATCCAATCAAAGATTTCCTCCAAAAAGTTTCTGCTCCTCGCAAACATTCTTTTTCTAATTCTTGGATAAAATTCTTACCATCAAGGACATCTTGATAAACAGAAATTCCTATTGACTTTTCTTGCAGTTTCATTAGATTACCTGAAAAGATCTCTCTATGACGCATTCATCTTTTGAATAGATTTTAAAAATATATTCGCCAATCAGCTGTGGTCTATACAAAAAACGAAGGTGGTGCTCTTCGTGAATAATCGGAAAAACTTTGTCTTGATCAATTGAGTCGCTGCTCATAATACAATAATCGTCCTTGTTGAAGTTAATCCAATCATTTGTGTAGTAAATGCATTGAATAAAATTTACTTTAACCGTTTTTTCAAAAGAGCAAATATTAATTGTTGGTACAAACAATAATTGCACAATTTCTTCATCAAAAGTTATATCATTCATTGATTTACTTTTGCCAATCGTAATTGGCAATTGTGTCTGTAGTGATAAACTTTCTGCTTGTGCCATGTCTCCATTAGCAGGGCAGTAAATAACTCTTTGCATTTACAGACTGCTTAGTTTATTATTGATGTTTACCACTCTTTTGCATAGCTCACTTAATTGATATGAATCACCCATCGGTAGAGTTTCGTCTGACTGATAAGTGCTCGGGTCAAAAGTTTCTGTGTCTATGCCAAGAAAGACGCATAAACGAAAAATGTCAGATAGCGCATTTTTCTTATACATATTTAAAGCATTAACTTTGTCTTGTGCTGAAATTTCATTAAAAATTGTCATATTGACTCCTATTGGTTTAAAACAACATATGAATAGCCACTAGCAGCCGCATATGTGTCTGTGTCGGCTGTTAGCCCACTCATTGTATCATAAGACAAAGCAGTTGGGGTAGTTTCTGTAACGATAATTATACCCCCTCCACCGCCTGCCCCACCTCTTTTGCCAGTCCCCCCTGCGGCTGCTGCTGGTGCAGCAAGCCCCCCAACACCGTTTGTTCCTGCTGTTCCTGCTGCACCATTTGTCCCTGGAGTTCCTGCTGCGCCTCCAGCAGAATGTTTTTGTGGGTAGTGAGCATGGACAGGGTTAAAGGATGCCTCTACATGGACATGGGGCTGATATTTGGCATAAGGACCGTGTCCGTGAACAGTGCCCACATAATAATCTAAAACATTAGTAGCGGCATTGCTGTGACCGTTTGGATGGGTAGTGTCCTGCATATGAGGTGCGTCTGAATGGTAACTGCCATTGTGGTAATGATGAGCATTATGCCCATGTGCGTGAAGTGGGTGTGGATGACCTGCATGATATGTTTCTGGTCCAGCGGGATGAACAGTGTGAGAATGAAGTTTATAACTAACATGCCTATGCGGGTAATGGTGATGGGAATTTTGGGCTGGGTGATGACCGCCCGTACCTGCTGCGCCTGCTGTAGCACCTGTGCCTGCTACGCCTGCTGTAGCACCTGTTCCGTTAGCACCTGCTTGACCTGCTGTGCCTGGTGTACCAGCAGAACCAGTGGAGCCTGACCTTCCAAGACTAATTACTCTTCCGCTTCCCTTAACGGTGTGAGCAACAATTAAAACCAATCCACCTCCAGAACCTGGAGTTCCACCTGCCCCTCCAAGTCCAGGAGTTGCTCCCGTGGCTGTCCCAGGACTTCCTGTTGTGCCTGCGGCACCGTTTGTACCTGGAGTTCCTGCTGCACCATTTGTTCCTGCTGTAGCATTCAGACTAACATGGGAATGATTATCGCCAATTCCCAAAGTGTAGTACTGAGTGGATTGATGTGATGCTCCACCAGCGCCCGTGCCTGCTGCGCCTGCTGTAGCACCTGAACCTGCTGTCCCTGCTGTCCCTGCTTTGCCTGTCCAAGTATCAGAGTCTGTTAATGCAGGAGTGGTTGTCCCTTGGCTTCCTGTTGTGCCTTTAGCACCACCTTTAATAGCAACGACCCCACCTGTAGTTACAACCGCACCCGCAATTAAAGAATTTATATGTTTACGATAAGACTCAGGAAGTTGTGTTGCGCTTGGAGTCCCAACGCCACCTCCACCTGTTCCGCCTACCGAATAAACAATTGATGATGACGATGTTTCAACACCCGAAATAGTACCAGTAGCAATATCGGAACTTGGTTCTCCAACAACGCCTCCTGTAAATGTTCCCAGACCTATAGCACCATTTATGGTAAGGGTATTTTTGACAAACACCCGAAATCCATTTGTAAGCAAAAATGCACCACTGTTTATTGTTAAATTGTTGTAATACATGTCTGAAGTAAGAGTGATTGGATTACCAGTAATAATTACATCGCCATCAGACCCATCACCGTACACTGCATTATTGCCAAGCCTTGCAACACTTTTTTCTATTCTTGAAATTGGCATGTCACACCTGCGACATGTAGTGGACTGTACCTGCGTTTTGTCCAGTTACATCAGTAGTAATTCCAGCAGCCAATGTTTCAGCAGAAGATACAACAAGAATTACTCCTCCACCTGCGGGAGCAGTTCCTGGTGCTTTAATATAAGCCGTACCTGTTGCTGGTCCAGAAATATAACGAGCAGCAACGATAACGATCCCACCACCAGCTTGCCCAGAACCTCCAGCACCACCACGCAAAAATGTAGGACCACCAGATGCAGTAACTGAATAACCAGTTATTGCCTGACTTGGAATTTTAAAGTAATTAGTTCCGCCAAGGGATGCTAATGGGGCAGTCGCTGCAAAGCCAGTAGCGGAACCACCAAGAGAGTGAGAGACCGCAGTATTCGCCGCTCCACCTTGTTTAATTGAACCGTCAGTTGCAAACCCTGTAGTGTATCCAATTGTAGAGTTATTCCCCATGAGTTTCAATGCTCCCTTAACAAATATCCTATAACCATTAGGCGCAAGGCGAACACTGGCATTAATAGTCAAATCATTAAAATACAAATCTGTTGTCATGGAATAAACATTTGCAGACGGAACCATGCTTAGAACAGTTGAAGAGCCGTTAAGTACGGCATCGCCATCACTGCCTGTTCCATAAACAGAGTCAACAGATTCGTTGTAATAAGCAACCCATACTGAGCCGTCCCATTGCCAACTCTTAGAGCCAACAGTGAAAATCTGGTTTGTGTATGGAGAAGCAGGGAAAGTAATCGCTGTCATTACTCACCTGTCCATTCTTCTGCGATGTTATTTTCAGCAACCTCAGTCCAACCCGATGCAAGTAGGTCGGCGTATTCTTCTTCGGTCATTTCACGAACTTCATCATCTATTTGTATGTTTGGTCGTGTCATCGGTTATGCCTTTCGGTATCCGTACACGGTGATAGTTCCACCAGTCATTGTTCCGCTTGATGCCGTGATTGTAAAGGCTGTGTATGAAGTAGCGTCATTAAGATAGCCACCAAAGACACCCATTGGATAACTGGTAGATGTGCTAATAGGGTTTGTTCTAAAGACTGTTCGCTTAGTAAGAAACGGACTTTCTATTTCGCCTCTGCCCGACAAAGCATTTGTACTGCCATATCCGATGTCTATAAATGCACCATTGTTTGTATTTGTACCCGTTACTGTTGAGGCTGTGTACCCAACATAAATGCCACCAGCATAGTAGCCCGTTGCCGTTGCACCAAGTGTCAACCGAAGGTTGGCATCGCCACTACCCACGCCGCCACTTAACTGGATTTGATAGTTGTCGTAAGTAGTAGAAAACGCATTAGAAACAGTCACGCTTGAAACACCTGTGCCGACCGTCTGAGATTTCACATACACCAAGCCTGAGTTGCCGACAGCAGTACCACCCGACACCTGCTGCCAAGCCGACCCACCATAAACATACTCAAGACTTGTATCTGTTTCATAGACATGTTGACCAGTCCACGGGGATGATGGGCGGGTAGTAGAAGTTGCTTGGTACGGAGACAGTGTGCCTCCGCCTAATTCAATCCATGCCGAGTTGTAGTAGATAAAAGAAGCACCAGTAGATGTATCAAACCAAAGGTCGCCAGCAGACGGAGAAACTGGAGCAGTTGCAGAACTAATTAATCCAGCAGAACCTATATTAGTATATGTTGAACCATCATTAGTGAACTGCCATTTATCTGTTGTTTCATCCCAGCGAATAAAAACATTTGTAGAAGTTCCTCGTTCAACTTCAAGACCAGAGTTTAATGTAGGAGAACCAGTTACACCAGAATTAAGTAGAATAAAACTATCTTCAACATTAAGATTGGCGGTATTAAGAGTAGTTGTATTGCCACTAACAGTTAGATCACCAGTTACTACAAGATTGTTTGAAATGGTAACATTAGCTGGCAAGCTTATCGTAACAGCTGCGCTTTCAGAACCCGAACCAGATACGGTTATTTGATCTGCAGTTCCAGCAATCGTAGCAACATAGTTGCCAGTTGTGTCCGTTCCAAGAGCAATAGTTCCACTCAGTGCAACAGTTCCGCTCGCATCAGGAAGACTTACGGTTCTATCGGCTGTTGGGTCAACAACGGTTAGGATTGTTTCAAAACCATCAGCTGTACTACCTTCAAAATAAATCACATGGGGTTCTGGGAGATAGATGCCATGAATAACTGGTGTTTGACCAGTAGCAGTAATAGTTGGTCCATTGATAATTGGAGTAGTAAGAGTTTTATTAGAAAGTGTCTGGGTACTGTCTAAATCAACAGAAAGTGTATCGTTAATTAAATCTTTATTGAGATTAGGCATATTCTACACCGCTAATTGTAAATGTCACAGCGTTAGCTGTTACTTGATCTACATAGATTTTACTATTAGCAGGTATAACTACTGATGTATTATAATACACAACATTATTTGCTAATACAGTAACATTGCTTACCACCTTGTTATTAGCCGCAGCTGTTGCTGCACCAACAAGAATGTGAATGCTGCATACAGCATTGGAAGAAGTTGTATTGCAAAGATTAATGTTTTTAATAATTGAATAATTACCAACTGTATTTGCTGTTGTATAAGCATCTGTAGCAGAACCACTACCAATATAGAAACTTTTTGGCGTTAAATTAGCCATATTATACCCCCATCCAGACAAGAACTTCATTGTCATATGTCGTTGTATTCATATCTTGAATAACAGCTGCATCAAGGACATGATCTACAAATGAACCAGAAATGTGAGCATTGGCAACTGTTCCGTCATACCCTCTTTCAGAAACAGTAAGGGTATTGCTTGCTCTTGAAGAGATTAAAACTTTTTCTTCTGAAGTGTTACCACGATCCAAAACAATTACAAATGGGTTAGCACCACTTGGATATGTTGAACCGTCAACAACTGAGATGGAAGAAGCACTATTGCTGATGTTGGCAGAAAGAGTTGTCCTCAAGACCGCACCGCTAAATTCTCTTCTCAGCATACTAATCTCCTAGTCAATGCTGATATCAAGATCGCCTGTTGCGATTCTTAGAGTATCCCCAGCATCTGTTGTTTTGTTCGTTGTAAGGGTTCCCCACAATAGTAAGTTCCCAGATGTAATTGCATCAAAAATACCAATAGCTACAGTTGTAGCCGCAGGCATTCCCGTAAAGTCAATATTCGCACTATTGGATGTTGCACCACTAGATGCAGCAGCAAAAGTTGCAGGCTGTCTAGCATACGAACCGCCAGTTACTTGTGTTCCACCGCCTGTATCATCTGGAGCAACTGTGTACAAAGCAACATAAACAGTGGTTGGCATAGTATATGCGGTTGTGCCTAGAAAGTGATCAAGTAATTCGTTCTCTAGATAGTTTGAAAGATTCCCTGCCATAAATTAGCCCTCCAAGTTATTATAATACATTTCCTTTTCTTCGTCATTAGCTAATCTGAAATTAGAAAGTCTTAAAAGTAAATTTGCTTCCGCAAAAGAGACTTCCCTCATTGGGGATTCTCTTGTAAACCTAATTCCTGTTCCCGTTGTATAACCCATTCCACTTTCAAAATAAATTACAAGGGATTCAGTATCGCTAGAAATGTTCGCCAATTCAACAGGGCGCTCCGTTTCTTTTCCGTCATCAACCAAGCCATCATTATCACCATCAGTAGGGATTACTTCTTTTTTAACTGCAGCCTTCTTGGCTGGAGCCTTCTTGCGAGGGGCTGCTGTTTCAGTTGTAACTACATTATCTCTGTTTACCATAAACCATCCTATTCTATAGATTCTTATATCCAGTATAACATGAGAGAGGGTGGAGGGTGATTACTCACACTCCACCCTTTCTACATTAATTATTTATATTAAAGAGTGCGCAGTTTGACATTCTTTGCAAGAACATAAGACTCAAGGTTCTCAATGTTGTTTGCAACACGCATAAACTGTGTGTACTCAATTGTGTCAGTCTTTGGTTGGAACTGACGGTAGAGGGTGATGTCACGGTGGATACCAATAACTCTATTGTTTGGGAATGTTAATTCAACATAACCATGTGAACCAGCAGCGGCTGAATAGTCACCCGAAACTGTTTCTGGCATGAGTGGAATTTCCACCAATGGAATACCATAAGGAGAAATTCCAGTAGCACCTGGACCACCGTTTGCACGGATTGAACCATTCAAGAATGCTTGCTCACCATATGTTGATGCTGGGGCTGCTGCTCCAGATGTTGCGGCTGTTGCCGAGTTAGGATTCTGCAAGCTGAAAGATGTGTCTTGCACAACTGCCGAGCCTGTGAAGAATCGCAATTCGTTACGGCGTTGCAAATACTTGCTTGGCATGTTACGAAGAACTCTGTCGTAGGTTGCACGGGAAACATTGTTTCCTGCTTCATCAATAACAGTTGCACCTGCAAGAGCTAACTTGCTGAAACCATCAAGAGCCTTCAAAAGACCATTGTTGGATGATGTGTTACCATTAATCAAAAGATCGTCAAGATCGTTTGCTGTTTGGCGAGCCATCATTTGTGCAAGGTGATCTTCTAACGAAGCACCCTCAATGTTATCCTCAAGCGACTCTGTGCTCAATTCCCAATCCAAACGAAGCTTTACGCTGTTCAACGAAACTTTAGAAAAAGTTACCGCTGCGTTTGAACCAGTGTCACTGGCTTCTGTTGCTTTTGCCATAATTCTTGTACCGACTGACACCTTGTCAATGTCAACCTGAGGTGTACGCATGCGCACAACTCTTGAACTTTGCATCAAAGTTGATTGATCTACTACGAAATCAATAAAACGATTTGACTGTTCTGCATTAAGGAGACCACCGATAGAGCTTACACCGCTACCCGAGTTCACCACTGCCGTTGTTACTTCATTAGCTTTTGCTAAAATTTCATTTTGTGTTGCCATATGATGATCCTCCCTTATGACCTATAACCCAAAGAGCTAATTAACTCTTGTGGTAAATACATATTGCTCCAGAATGACTTTGGTGCGGACTTAACAAGCTCCTCACCATCTTCATCATCTTCTGGGTCAACGCTTTTCTTAACAGCTCCTGCTTGAGCGAATTCCTCAACCTTTGCTGTTTGAACCTCTAAGGCTTTCTCAGTTGTCTCCAACTTCTCAGCCAATTCAATTTTCTGATCCTCAACGCTCTTTGTTACAGCCTCAATTTTAGCATCAACATTCGCTTCTACTTCTTGTTTAAATGAAGTTGCGAAGTCGGTAAGCTTTTGATCAATGACTGAACCAAGGGCTTCTTTAAGAACTTCAATATCCATATCTTGTTCCTCCACTTGTTCAACAATCACATCCGCTTCTGTTGAAGCTTCTGTATCCTGCTCGGACTTTTCTAGTCCTAAATTATCAATTGGACCTACCCAATTAATAAACTTCTTAATAAATGACATCTTGTTATCTGTCAAAGAATTATCCATAGGGATTACACTATCATATTTTTCTAAATTTTGCAATTCCTTATCAACATTAATTTCACAATTACATGATTTTTCTACTTCCATAACAATCTCCTCGTATAATTCATCCAAGAGCATATCAATAATATCATTATCAACATTATCAGTTGCCATTGTAAAATCTTCTTCAATTGATTCTGCATAACCCGAACTCTCAATAATGTCTAGCAGAGAATCAAGTAAGGAGTTATCAAAATCATTTTCCGAAACACTCTTCTTCTTAGTGTTGGCATACCTTTCCAACAACCTACGACCTTTGGCTGCAAGAGCAGCGGCATCTGAAGAGTTCTGTGGAACTGGCTCACCCCATGCGGCGGCAGAAAGGGCTAAGCGACTAGGCTCGCCATTTGGCTTCTTCATTGGTCCAGAAGGGTTGGTGAAAAATCTTGTTAAGAAAGAACCTTTGCGGCGCATTTTCTCTGGGGTATTGGCGGCTCCACGAACACCTGGCTTTAAGTTTGCGCCCTCTGTTTGTTTAAAGTGCCTTCTACCAGCAGCAGTCAATCCACCCTTTGGATCCTTTAATGGCTGTTTTGCTTTTTCAATCTGGCAATCCAAGTCGCAATCAAGAGCGTAATTCAAATCCCCAACATTGTTCATTTTTACCAAATCAATTACTGCCATAGCATTTGCTGGGTTATCTACTAAACTTAACTCACCAAGATCGTATTCTTTAATAATAGAAATTGGTCTGCCATTATGCATCTTGCCTTCCATGACTTCTTTCTTTGTAATCCGACCACCGATTGAAAAGGCACGAAGTGTTCCATCAAGAACTTTTTGCCAAGTAGCCTCGGCACCTTTGGAGATATAAGCTTCCACTTGAATAGCGTTATACTCTTGACCATCCTCGCCTTTTAACTTTAAAGGTTTGTAACTAATGGCTTTTCCAACAGCAATAGGGGCATGCATTTCACGAATGTTGCCTTGCCAGTTTTTAAAAGCAATCTCTGATGCTGCAAAATCAACAATATCATTAGACTTATCAACATTGTCAGCTGTAGCAACACCGCATACAATGCGCTGCTCTGTCTTAATCATTGTGATTGGAAATGAAAAATTAAGATTGTCCATAAAGATAGTGAACCCTAGTATAATACATTATTATAATGCAAGCAAATTATGCAACTGCATATACAGCAAGTGTAACGGCTGCTGTCATAACTTGAAAACTTGTAAAATCACCTTCAACTTCAACATAACCGCCACCGCTATTAATTGCTGGAATCACCACTTGATGTGGACCACCATTTAACTTAACCGTAGCATTTGTTGTAGCATGGGTATTATAAAAATGTATGCATTTAGTGTGACCATTAGTAGATACAACGCCCGATGCGCCGCTCGTACTAGTCACCGCTGTATTGGAAAAAATAATTCCAGCTCCGTAACTCATTAAGAACCTCCTGTGGTATCTTGTACTTCACCTCTCTCCGCCTGATCCCCAGAAGCTCTTGGGTCACTAGACCCTTGACGAGTATCTGATATTGCATTTCTTGGCTGAGAGGAAATATTATTAGAATTTCCTGCTGGCGCTCCTGGTCCAGCGGATTCTTTTTTAATCTTTGTTGGGAAAGGCAATGGTTCATCACCATCTGTTCTTTCTGGCAATCCAAGCTGTTGACGAACTTCGTTTGGAGCAATAACTTCCGTTCTCAAATATCTATCATTGATTTTTGATTGAATGTCTTCATCAATCAAGTCAATGCGCTTGAATTGTAATACAACCATATCGCTGAATTCAGCAATGACACGATTCAATCTTTTTTCAACAACCGATTGATCTGGACCAATCACTTGTGTTTTAAATGTTTTATCAGCATCCCTAGAGACCGCAAGGTTGGCATTATCGTACACACCAACTTTAGGAGCAGGAACTCTGTTTGCGACAAGAATTTCATCTCGGTTTGATTTACGATATTTATCAAATGATGAATCCTGAATTCCAGCTTCCAATTTTTCAAATCTAATATCACTATCCGAGCCAAGCGAGGCTGGGATTGGAATAACCAAAGTTCCGTGATTGCGACCCTTAACTTCTTTTCTAAAATAATTAATTAATTCCTGTTTTGATTTATTGCTTAACTTTGCGCCTTTAAGAATAATTGCATAACGAGGAATTGCTTTGTTTTCAAAGTAATCAATATTATATTCCTTTGCAAACTTATCCCCAACAATTGCAGCGGCAGCAGAAACTGCAGAAGGAATACCGTAGTAAGTATTCTTAGGGGAATAAGTCTTGAAATGAATAATCTCATTTGGATTTGAATCAGTATTAATTGGGTCTTCTGTTTCTAAATCTTGAAAGTTTCTAAAGAATACGGCAGAGATCTTATTACTCCTAGCAATCTGTACATAACCATCTCTTTTACGGCGAACACGCATTAGTGTTCCAGGAATATGACCAATATAACCAATCTCGCCAGCATTGTTTCTACCGATCTCCATGTATCCGTTACCAATGGTTAAGACATCTTGCCAAATCTTAATCATTGTTTCGTTAAAAGTTTCTTCTTTGTTAGTGTTTTCAAAAATGTCTTCAAGCTTTTGTTTTTCATCTTGAATAGACTTCCTTACTCTTGCCAATCTTTCTGGCTCGCCAGCAGCTTTCTCTAATCTTCTTTTAGCTTTAATAGTTTCAACAAACTCAAAACCAAGACCAACAGTGTTCATTACTCTTGCAGCAATTGAAGCATTATGGATAGCACTAGAATCATAAAGACCAGCAAGCGTATCTAAATCGTATGGAGGGTTTACAATATCATAAAGACTATAACCATCCAGCATTTCAGGGTCAATGTACTTACTAGCTACACCGTCTATGCCTTCAAATTTTTTTGCAAGTTTTGAAACTTTCCTTTTCATTTTTGGTGAAAGACTAGAATAAGAAACTTTTGCAAACGGGTCATCATTAGTTGGAGATGAATCAAATCCAAAATATGTTAAATCATCAATTTCTTCTTCAACAGCTTGATCAATCATATGTGTTGTTTTATTTTCCATTTTTCCTCAATCCGTCAAAAGCGTCTTCCAATGGGTCTGGAATCAGACCATCATGAAATCTTGCAACTTGATCATCTCTCTCTGAACCAGAAATTTTTCTAGCCCCATGTACCCAAGCCAATTCACCTTCTTCACTGCCAGTCCAGTATTTTGCAGCAGCCTCAACTCTTGATTCAACATTCTTGTCACCAATAAAACCTTCTGCAGATAAATAACCATCACCATCAGACAAAGGTTGTCCGTTTGGCATTATCCAAATGCAAACCCCAAATGTTCTGTCTGGAACCCAGATGCGTTTATTTTTAATAATATCGGACATATGTTTCAGTATACACCAATTTTAATGAAATAGGGATTATTGTTGTACACAAATTGTTGAATAGTTACTTAATAGGGCATGCGCCTGTCGCACAATCATCCAAATCAATATCCAAGTTGGCAGCGTTTTGATGAATTGGAGTTGAAAAGTCTAATTTAGAGAACACTTTATCGTATTGATCTTTAGTGATCTCTTCATACGGAGGTAGAGGAAAGTTGTGGTCAACATGCAACAAGAAAGATACTGACTTAACAGATGAGTCGTAATTGTTAGACAACCACTCTTTCACCGCTGGCAATTCTTCTTTACGATAATAAACCGTTACAGATACTGCGTTATCCGCCCAGATTGTTTGCATCTTCTTAACCCACTCTAATTGCTCAAGAGCAGTCATGTTTGCAACCAGAATTGAATTGTCTGGAGATTTGCACGGAAACTCCACAACATACCTTGTGTGGTCTTCCCTGCCATCCAAGCCCATATCCCATGTAACTTTATAACCACGCTTACGGCATGCATCCACTAGTGGGTCAACAGAGCTAAACCTAACCCTGCGAATATAATACGGAGCAAAGGCTGGATGGATTCCAGGAGTCACACCTGGAAGCAGTGAAAGCGTACCTGACGGCTGAACCGTTGTTAAACGAACAGATTGGTTCCAACCACGCTCTTTGCTATAGAACGCATCAAAATCTTTTAAGAACTCATAGGTTTGAGATAGCCAACCAATTTGCTGCTCAGTGCATTGCAGAATCCCAGTAATTGATTGCCCAAGTCGGGTATTCTTTCTAACAATGTTTGTTGTTTTCTCATAAGGGTATGATAACTGAGTTATCTGTTTTTGAATCAAGTACAGAAGTTTTGATATCTCTAACAACTGCCCGAGACTTTCAACATTTGGCAAAAAGATAGTTGCAAGGTTACATGACTCACCATCGGCAAGAGCAATCTCTGCACATGGGTTAAATCCCTCAATAGATGAATCTAGGGACTTTTCACCCAATCTTCCGTATGTTCTTGCAAGTTTGCGATTAACAAGACCATAAGGTTCCCCTGTTCCGTCATACCCCTTCCAGAGTTCGGGCAGGATCTCTTCATAAGAATCTGCATAGATGCTATTGTTGCTATTTGCTCTCCATGCTGGAACATTGCCAGATCCCCAATTCTTTGCCTTAAGGAAAAGAATATCATCAGGATCACCAATAGCAATTTGCGCAGAACGGCGTGATGAGCCAGAAACAACAATACGCCCAATAATATTACAAATATCTAACACATCAATTGAACGAAGTTTTTTACCAACACGGTTGTCTAGAACTTTACAAATGTCTGCGATGCCATCAACTAAAGCTCCAGAACCAGAAGCTGTCCCACCAAAAGTCTTAAGTGGTGTTCCAAACTCACGAATCAAAATAGTTGAGTATGTAAAAGATTTGCCATTTTTGAAATATGACTCAAGCACTTTATGGAGCAATTCTCGCCAGCCCTGCCTTGAGTCTGGAACAATGAAGTCTGCGTCATTTGTACGCTCGGCTGTAATTGAACCAACCAACTTAACTTTAGGCAATTCGTGGATCTTGGATCTCTCTACAGAAAAACCAACTCCACCACCCAGCATGAGGTAATCAAACAACATTTCAAAATCTTCAATTTTCTCAATATTTGTATAAAAACAATTATTCAATGAAGTACCTGAGAACTGCTTTACAAGAGGCGTACCGAGTTGCCAAAGGGCTCTGCCAGACACTGCGCATCGTAGATTGAACATATGATCAAATAAATTCTCTGCGTCTTCCTTGGAGAAAGGAACTCCAATATCAACAGCCCCTTCTATAATCCTCTGAATGGTTTGAACCCACGATTCAGTTTGGTCTGTACCTTCAATTTTACGGCTATATGTCCTAAGGAATACAACCTCCCCAAGACCGCCAAAACCCCAAGGTGGAGTTTTAGATCCATAGCTAGCAATAAATTCAGGTGACAATAAAGACATTCAATACCTCCAAAAGTAAGATTACAATGATATCTGCTAGATGAACTAGCCGCAATGAAAAATGCTTAGGTCTAAACTAAAGAATTTTCATAAAACTTGATTCTATCAAGTATCTTATCAGCAACACTGGACCAAGAGTGCTCAGCGTGTAAAATTTTTGCTGATTGAATTGTATATTTTTTGAATTCATCATATTCAGAAACAACATGTGTCATAAGATCCATCAAGTCATTCAAGTCAGGATACGCCCACAATCCAGTATCTTCACCGTAATGATGATTATTCCAATCAGCGCTAGCCATTGTGCAATTGAGCGGTATTGAATATTTTGCAAAATCCCTGCAACCTGTTGCATTACTTACAATAGTTGGCATACCCGTGCAAATTGCTTCAAATGGAATCATTCCAAAACCTTCACCGCTTGTTGGGTAAACCAAACAATGGCATTTGTGATATAGCCTAACCAGATCCTCTGTTGACAGATTTTCTGGAATACCTATGATCTGAGGATGCTGAGTAGCTGGAACTAAACTTCCATTAATATAAACTTCTGCATAGCAGTATTTATTATATTTTAAGACGAGCTTAAAATTCAAATCATCTTCGTAAAGCTCCAAGAATGCATCTACTGCCATCTGAGCATTTTTTCTTTTGCTATCTCCACCAACATGAAGAAAATTAAATGTGTCGGTTATTTCACGATCAATGATTTTAAAGTCATCTGAAATTCCATGAGGTATTACATGGATGTTGTGATGAACATTGTTTTGCACATAGACTTCTTTAACGAACGAAGATGTCGCCCAGATTTCATCACACTGTTGCATATTGTGCAACCAACCAGGTGGTACCTTAGTTGACTCCCAAGGGGTATAGCCAATCTTGTAATCATTATTTAATTGATAATAGTGAGGCTGACAGAAGTTGATATGAAACGGGAAATCTGTTCTGTTGTAGAATACGCCAACATCTTTTTCTTTTAAAGCGTTAATGATGCTGATTGCAGCATTACTGTAACCTTGACTGTACCAAGGCTCACCATTAATATCCATACTACCTGGACTAAACCAACTGATTTTTTTCATAAAAGTTATTTGCGCTTTCGTCTAGGTGTTTTCTTAACTTCTTCTATTGGATCATTGAAGTCTAAACATACTACACCATTATCCATTAATTTTTCTGCATTTTCTTTAGAAATTTCACAGGTAACTGGGGTGTGCGTAAACATACATTTTGAGGCGGCTATATAATAATTATCCATCTTAACTATGGAGATGAAATCGCAATCAACAATAGCTGCCCCGCTGCATTCGTCAGATTCAACAATTCCAACTATTTTCATAAATTTAGTATACCACCTTCAGGATTATACCCCGTATGCTATGAATGCTTGGTATACATAAGTGTATATAGTTTATATAGTATATGTGTTTGCTAAGTACACCAGCACGCTTTGCATGCGTAGCATACCACATCGTTTAAAAAAAATTCCTACAAAAAACAATTTTCTTGAGATTTTCTAAAAAAAGTATGAGATAATGACTTATCATGTTTACTAACTTCATTGTTTATTTCCTATATCTATCTTTAAACGCAATACTGCTACGCTTTGCTATCCTCTGGGGGTTTGATACGGATATTGGTTTAAGATCAGGAATGTTGCTTACATTAATTATTAGTATGTATATAGTGCTTCATCGTAAATCACAAGATAGCAGCAATGTATCAATTAAATGAAATTAACTTTGATTATCTAAAGAACAAGAAAGTATTAGTTCTTAGCGATACATCTTATCCTTATGACTATGTAGTAAACTTCTTAAATAATTTAAAAGACTCTCAGGTTTATATTTATATATGCCCAGCAACAACTTCAAGATTTGTTAAGCTTTGGATGAAACTTTTTTTAAACAAAAAAGTTAACATTATTAAAGACAAACATTATAAATTATTTTTTAAAGATAAAATTGATGACTATGAAATTGTACTTATTTTTGGCAAAGTGAAAAATACAGAACAAATTATGCTAAAATCGCTGCTAAGAAATATGCTAATATCATATAAAGACATTACAATTGTTAGCAATAAAGGAATTGACTGCGATGAGAATTATACCATACGAAGGTGAGAGCAATTTAGAGGACATAGAGAGCCTGTCTATTGTGATTAAAACTGTTCCTTTTGAAAACAGCTATGTCCCAGCTTTTTTTATACAAAGTCCTGGTGACGATTACCCAATGACGCTTGATGAAATGAATGCTCTTATGGATGGCGTAGAAATAGCACGGTCATCTTTAGACCATATTATTAATTACTTATTAAGAGAGAGCTTTACTAAAGAAGATAGGAAGAAAGAAGAAGGAGATTTTTAATGCTACTTGGTGGTCTTAAGAAAGACTTTCCCTACCCCGAAAAACTATGTCCGTATTGCAACTGGAAACTGGTACCAGTTAATGCTATCCATTGGCAAGAAGATATATACCAGTATAAAGCTTTATACCTGGATAACAACCCAGATTGTAGCGCTTACGATGAAGGCGCAAGGCTTGCTTACGCTAGGATATATTATACATCGGAAGATGCTTTTCACTATTTTAGAGATGTAAAAATGCCAGTTCAAAGATGGACTCAAGAGGATCTCTATTCGGTATATGAATAATCTGCTACAATAGTAGATCATGCCAATTCGTTCATGCTCCGATGGGGATAAACCAGGATACAAGTGGGGGGATAGCGGTAAGTGCTATCTATACACCGCTGGCGATGAAAAATCTATGGAAGCCGCAAAGATGAAAGCCCAAATGCAGGGCGTTGCTGCACGGGCAAATGGCTATGAAGAAAAGGCTAACGAAGTAACTACTAGCTCAATGGGTTCTGGTATTAAGAATCCGCAACGGGGCTATGGTTCAAAAAAGAAAAAGAAATTTGTTGATGATATTCAAAAAAGCTTAACGCAATGGTTTGGGGAAAGATGGGTTGATATTTCAAGACCAAAATCTGGCGGTGGGTTTGAGCCATGTGGTAGAGCAGATGCCGAGTCAGGCAAGTATCCAAAGTGCGTACCAGCCGCTCGTGCTGCCAGAATGACACCTGCACAGATTGCATCCGCTGTTAGGCGTAAGCGCACAGCAGAGTCATCACAGACTAGGCAGGGCAAAAAGCCTATTAATGTTTCAACAGATGTTAAAAAAGCATCTCGTAATGTTCCAACAAACCCAGAATTATATGCCAGAGTGAAAGCTGCGGCTAAAGCAAAATTTGATGTTTACCCTTCAGCCTATGCTAATGCATGGCTTGTCCGTGAATATAAAAAACGAGGCGGCGGCTACAGGGTTGTGAATAAGTCAGAAGAATATGTAAACAAGATTGCGGATGACCTTGATGAACAGGAAGCAGTGTTGGCTGATATGTTGATTGCAATTACCCTTCGGTACGGTAAATTTAACGAAGATGAGACTGGGGTGTGGGCTGGCTATGATAGCCCCGAAGAAAATGATGTTAAAGACATTGGGGTTAAATGTTCAAATTGCGTTCTTTACGAGGGCAATGGTGTTTGTAAGATTATTGCTCAGAAAGTAGAGGATGAAGGTAAATGCAGATTTGCGATCATTCCAGACGGTGTTGTTGAAGATGACCCTGAAGAGGAGATGGACGATGAAGAGTCCATGATTGATTATTTAAAAAACAAGGTAATAGAATTATTTTTATGATATGCTATTAGGTATATCTAAAATACAAGGAGAATACATGAATTATATTAAAGTTCCAGTAGACAATGCAGAAGCAATGATCAATCAGCATTCTTTTCTAAAGAAGAAGAATGACGATATGGCTAAAGCCGCTTTTGCTCAAATGAAAGAATTTGTTGAAACAGCATCGTATCATCAGAGTCAAATTGACATGTTAAGTAAGGCAGTTAAAGATGTAACATTTATGTTAAACACCAAACCAGCCGCATCCCTTGCAGGTAGCGATACTGGATCAACAGGTGAGGGCAGTTCTTCATCCACCCCTGTAAGCAATTTTGTTGATGACGGGAAAGAGGAAAAAGTTACTGTTCGCAAAGCAGACTTGATTAATTCACTCAAGGCTCACGAAGCCGCCTATGGCACATTTGACATTGATGTTGATGTAATTGCCAGCTTTTTGATGGCAAAGTAAACACATGGAAGCTATTGCTGTAGCGGTAGTTGCCGCAGTAGGCGTTGTTCTGGCTGCCCTCGTACAAGCGGGCAGAAAAGAAAATAAGTCGGATCATGGCGTTGTTGCTGACTTACTCAGGGGTTTGCATTCAGATGTTAAGAATGTGGATAGTAAGCTTGAAGGTCATATTAAACAACATGGCGATTTAAAAAAACCAGCAACTGTTAAAAAATAATTTTAAGGGCGTTTCTTGATTTATGATATTCCGAAAGGTTATTATAGATACGAGGAGCGCCCTTTTTATATTCTCCAAAAGAATTTCTAAAAACGAGGAGTTTTCTTTTCTAAAAATGGTAAGATCTATTTAACACCTACAAAAGAGGGGCTATGGCAGAAGAACTTTTAGAAGACGAAGATAATGATTTTACTCGGACACCTGATTTCCATAAGATTCATCAAAAACTAATTTCATTGGTTAATCCCGACAATCACCGTGCGGCTTCATCGGTAATCTATGGTCATTATAAAAACTGGTCCCCAGTTAAGACTATGAAGTATTATAATGTTTCAGAAAATGAATATGAGCAATATGCTGGTATGTTTAACTTTAAAGAAAGGATGGTGAAACAAATGACTGGAAGAAAATCAAAGCAAGATAATATTGTTAATTTCTTGAATGGAAATGTTGGAAAGGTTGTTACCCCTGTGCAATTAGCAACAGATGTACAAATCTCGCTCCCAACATTCTATAATTTCTATAATGCCAATCGTGGTTACTTTAAAAAAGTAAAGCGTGGGCATTTTGAAATTCTTAATCCAAAAGAAGAACGAGTAAGTATTTAATTATGGCTGGGGTGGGATATGATCTTATTTAGAAATCTAGATATTGGTGATATCCCACCTACCCCATCAAACTTGCTTGAGACTTTTGATACAAAGAAAGCAAGCTCATTGTTATTGGAATACGCTAAGAGCTTTGGTCATCCAATTGGATATCTGCAAGAACAGCGTGGACAAATTGTTCAAAACATTTTTCCAATCAGAAGGCAGGCTGAGCATCAGATATCTTCATCGTCTAAAGTAAATTTAGAACTACACACGGAAACAGCATTTCATGCATATATTCCAGATTACTTATTATTGCTATGTTTGCGTGGTGACAGTAATGCTGGTACAACATATTCCCTACTGTCGGATATTTTAAAAGACATACATGTTGGCATTGTAGAAATATTAAAAAAGAATTTATTTAAAACATCCATTGATGATAGTTTTAGATTAAATGGAGAAGATGACTACTTTACAACCGTTCCAGTAATCAGCAGGGACATTAATAATAGATACATTATGAAATATGATAGAACAGTTATGACTGGGATAACTACAGAGGCTCAAATGGCTTTAAATGTTTTTACCAAGGCTATTGAACGAAACACGCAGACTGTTTTTTTAAAAGCTGGAGATTTGCTGGTTTTGGATAACAACATTACTGTTCATGGAAGAACTGCATTTGAAGCAAGATATGATGGGACTGACAGATGGGTGCAAAGGGTTGTTGTGCGTAAAGAAATTAATTCTATAAAAAACAAAACAACTTGTCCGTCAACTGGGTATACTGTAATTACCAAATATAAGGAGGATGACAGTGAGTGACAATAATTTCTATGATGATGAATTCAACTATGCAATTTTCAGGGAAGAAGTTAAAGAACACAAGATAAATAATCTTTTGGCAGAAAACAGGTTACTCAAGGATCTTATTCAAGAAGCCCTGCCAGTTGTTATGGAGGCGTTCTCCGAAGAAGTGTACTCCGCAGGCTGGATGTACGATCTTGATATTTTTGCTCCAAAAGAAGATCCGCTAATTGGTAAGATGGCAAAAGTTCTTGGAGAAATTCCATTTTGGAACAACGGAGACTTGGACTGGAGAGTTTACCCAGGCGAGAGGGATTTTGATGACAAAGCCTAGTGTAGTCGTTGCGCCTATGGATGCATGGGTGGTTCGTTATGTTAATAAGCTAAAGAACATGATGGGGCTTTCTCATTGGACAATTCTTATGCAGACTAAACCATCTAGCCCCGATGCTCTTGGTGAAACAGAAGTTGTTCACGGTCAGCACCTAGCAAAGATGTATCTTCACAAAGATTTTAGGAAAGATACCGCAACAGACTTTCGTGCAACAGTTGTTCATGAGTTGCTGCATTGCCACATGGCTCACTTATCAGAAGTTGTTTCAGAAATTTTACAAGTAGAAGATGACGATCTAAAAGGTAAAGCAATTTTGAAAACAACAGTTAATGTTTTGGATTATGAAATTGAGCGGATCATTGATGCTATTTCAGAATCTTTGGGTAAGTGGATGCCTCTACCAGATATGCCGAAAGAAAGAGTTGTAAAGAAAGTTGCTAAAAAGAAAGTAGTAAAAAAGAAATGAACGCTCTTATGGTGAAATCGGCAAACACGGAGGGCTTAAAACCCTTGACCGAAAGGTTTCTGGGTTCAAGTCCCAGTGAGAGCACAAAGGTATAAGCAATGCAAGTTCCAGATAACATGGTTAAACATGTAGAGAAAATATTTGAAGGTGAATATGATATTGCATATCAAAATTCAAATCCAATAATTTTAGACATTGGCGGGAATATTGGTGGTTTTTCTTTATGGGCTAATAAGCGTTGGACTAATTCAAAAATATATGCATATGAACCAATTAAAAATAATTTTAATCTATTAAAAGAAAATACAAAAGACATGGACAATATTGTAATATCAAATGTTGCAATAGGATCAAAAGAAGAAACTAGAAGAATGTACTACGGAGCCCACAATATTGGTGAATGCAGTTTTGAGCATGGGCTTGAACAAATTGAAGATGGCGAAGATGTTTCTGTAATGCCAGCAAGTTTACTTCCAAAAGCAGACATTGTAAAAATTGATACAGAAGGCGCTGAAATTGAAATTTTAGAAAATATGATCATCAAACCCGATTTGTATTTAATTGAATTTCACTCAGCCTATAATAGACGCAGAATAGATAATATCTTGCACGACTATACTTTGCTATCCGCAGACATCAAGAACCCTAATTATGGTATTGTTAAGTATGCATTGTCTAGCAGTGTAAGGTATGCATAAACGCCCCTTTAGCTCAGTGGTAGAGCACCTCACTTGTAATGAGGTGGTCCTCGGTTCAATCCCGAGAGGGGGCTCTTAGGAGGTATAATGTCAAAACAAGATAAAATTACGCATGCAGTGTATTTCACACTTCACGCAATTACAATTGCTATACTGTTAATTAAGTAATACTCTGGCGAGTAGCTCAGTTGGCAGAGCAACGGACTGTTAATCCGTGGGTCGTAGGTTCAAACCCTACCTCGCCAGCCATGAAAATTATAGATAACTTTATTTCTGTAGAACAGCAAGATGAGTTGTTGGACTATGTTGGCTCCAATCAATTTGTTTGGCGTTTACATCCAACGAATATCAACTCTGGTGGTAAGCCGTGGGCTCATGCACCTGTTCAACTTACCCATCATTTATTTATGCATGATGAGAAAGCCGCTTCCCCACATTTAAAAATCATTCGTCCATTGTTTGATGCAATTGTTCGGGAGTGTGGAGATATTACATTATTTCGGGCTAAGGCTAATTTAACATCCCCATGCCCACCGTACAGTTCATACGAGCCCCACACTCCACATGTTGATCTAGGGTATGACGATGGAACAAAGATTGATCATATGGTTTGCGTATATTACATTAATGAATCTGATGGTCCAACAATATTTTTTGATAAAGATTGGAATGAAGAAGACATTGTGTATCCTAAAAAGGGTAGGGCTATTATATTTGATGGGAACACCCTTCATGCGGGTTCCAGTCCTGTACAATATCCATTTAGAATGGTAATGAACATAGACTTTAGACAAGGAGTGGGGCAAATCCCATAAAAACAATATGCCAGAGTTAAATGCTTCTATTCCCCCAATTGAATGTTATGTCCGTGGTAACTTTTTGCGTAATCAATTAGATAGCCATGACTTGAAGTTTCCTTGTGTTATTTTTGGAGTTGCTTCCATTCCCGACAGAGCGCCCGTATTTCATTTTCTAATGGAAGATGGCGGTGTTTGGTGGAGAGCCCCTATAAATGCTTTCTGCGCCTCTCTAGACAGTCCTGAAGTGGATCTACATGACCTTGTGATGTGGAATAGCTTTTCATCGCATATCACCGTTACCACCTTCCAACATATGAAGGGTATGGCAATGACTTATATTGATCGTCATGCCAATAAGGTAAATGGCAAGTATCTATTCACTTTGGATTGGCATTCTCCCGACATTAACACTTTGGATGCAGGTTATTCGGTTAACCCAGGTCAGCACAAGTGCGGGCATGTGATTCAAAGGGCTGATGGTAACTTTGCTATCCAGCCAAACAATCGGGTGAGATTATGGGATCCTTCATATACAACCAAGAAAGATAAACCTCTTATTGAAAGGTTGATTAATCAAAAGATTTGGGATGTTGAAGATGGGGAGAAATGGCTTACATCGGATGATGACCGATATGATTATGATGTAGTGGCGCAAAAAGATACTAACAAGGATTTGAGGTAGTTTCCGTGATGTGGGTGTGGTGGATGACCGAGTTGGTTTTTATTTACTTTATGGAAGTTTCCCGTTATCTTGCCATTGGCGCTGTTTTGTTTGTCGTGGCGGAAATCGTACTAAGACGGAACGCTAAGTCTTAATTACTTCTTGTTGCGCTTGGCAAGGAGGGCATCAAAGTCTTTGATTTTGGTTTCGCCCATGTATCCCCATGCGTAGCCTTCTTCAATGAGTTGTTCGTTCAAGGATTTGGCGGCTCCATCCAAATATACCCAGCCCAAGATACGCCCGTACTTTTCGGTGCTATCGGGGAGCTCTGTTTTTATAACAACTGTTTTGGCGGAATCTATCGCCTTTTTGATTTTATCTTTCACTTCAAGCCCCAGAGCCTTCTCTCGCAGGTCTTTGGTGCGTGACTCGGGAGTATCTATTCCAGCCAGTCGGACTCGTTGTGCGTAAGAGATGTTAAAGCCTAAATCAATATCAACATCAATTGTGTCACCATCTACTACCTTGGTTACTTTCTTAATGTTATACTCGTACATCTTTATATTATATCACAGGTGGCGAAAAATGATTGTAGTAACAAGTTTGTGGCATTAAGGTTCAATGAAGATGCATTCGCCAGGACATTCCTCGGCGGCTTCAATCACATCTTCCAACCGATCATCGGCAAAAGATGCTAAACCAGCTGCGCCTTCGGGGTTTCCCACAGAGGAGGCAAAAATTTTGTCTCCTTCTCGTACATATGCTAAACCATCGGGCATCATCGTAAACACATCGGGAGCTATCTCTGCGCACAATCCATCTCCAGTGCATAAGTCTTGATCAATCCAAACTCTCATATAGGAAGTATACCATTTTTACGCTATACTGTATAAATGCCACAGTACAACTATCGCTGCCCTAATGGGCATACCTACGAAGAAGTAAGATCTATTCTGGAAGATCAGAAAACAAAAGATTGTCCCGAATGCGGAGCTGTGCTCAAACAATCGTATTCCCCGCCTGGAATTCAATTCAACGGGCATGGCTTCTACCGCAACACCCGAAGCAATTCTAAGAAATAATAATACACCCATACATTATTATTATGAGACAAATAATTCTCTCTCTATACTAGGAGAGGCAGCGAAAGCTAACCTTAGGACCGTTATAGGTGCAGATGCCTCTGGACTAATCACCCAGGGGCATGTGCATGTTTAGCGGTCTTTTTTATTCCCCCAAACTTTCTATCTAGTACATTACCCGCACCGAACCATCCCATCCCAAATTTTAGTACATATTTTATGAGTGTTACTTTACTTTTTTTTGCCATATGAGAATCCTGTGTCGTGTAGGGTCAATACATGACGGTGGTTCAACGATGCGCTTAGCTCAAGTTGAACAACCGATTGTTGGGGTTGGTGATGTATTTATATTGAATACACATTTGCGCTCATCCTGTAAGGTTATGGATGTCGGCAAGGTGCCCAGCCACAGCGACAGAAAGGGACTGCCGTGTCAACGACAGCCTGCAAGTCATTCGCAATCACGGTTGCGAGAGCGTTAGAGAGTGCCAAGTCCTACGAGACTGGTGAGACAGACAATCTTTACACAAACTTCCGTGTGAGCGAGAACTTTGACATCCTTTCAATCCGTTCCCTTGCCAATGAGGCACAGGGCTTGTTGGATGAACTGAGCAACCTTGTTGAAGGTTGCAAGGCTCAAGCCTGCACGATTGAACAGATGGCAAAGGACTTGATGTAAGACCCGTCAGGGCTTTATTCCTACAACACATGAAAGGGGGTGAATAATGGATATCAACATTGACCCGCTTACGGCAATGATGGTCATGGTGATCTGGGGCGCAGTCACCATGATCAGGGAGTACCTACGCAAGTAAGCAGAGAGGGGAGGGGCTTCGGCTCCTCCCCTTTTTTTATGCCCGAACACCAAAGACCCAGGGCAGGCAGGACACAGTTGTTGAGTATGCGCTCACTACACGCTCACAATGTTTGGTGGGCGACAGTGCGCCTAGCTCAAGTTGCACTCCAATCATCAGGGTATGCGGTCATATTCATATTGAATACACATTCCTTCTCATTATGTAAGGTAATGGATGTCGGTAAGAGTGCCAAGTCACAACGACAAGGAGCAAGGTAATGGATGAATACGGATTAGTCCTAATGCTTATGGCATTTGGAATACTGTGTTGTCTGTCGGGGTATGCGTTTGGATACGCCGAGCGAGACAATGCGATTGAATCAGCCCGTGATCGTGCTTACGATGAATGGCTTGAGACCAAGTACACTCCCTATGAGATTGCTACAGGTGCCGCAGATGATGAGGCATATACAGACTGGAGCGGTTGGACTGGTCTTGGTTACAAGCGTTCTCGTGAGGAACTGGATCAAATGTGGAAAGACCTTGAGACCTCAACGGAAAGGGGTAAATAACGAATAACTAAACCCAACCAGCGAGCGTGTGGTGTGTCCCCTCCGACACATCACACGCTCACTTTTTTTTGCCCCGAACACCATGCACACAGCACAGGTAGGTCTCAGAGTTTAACATACACTCAGCCTACACATGCTGTGCTTGGTGGACTACGGTGCGCTTAGCTCAAGTTGTACTCCAATGATAAGGTGATGCGGGTAGATTTACATTGAATACATATTCTTACTTACTCTGTAAGGTAGTAGATGTCGGAACAAACCTAACCCCGATAGAGAGGATAACCATTATGGAATTTTCCCTAATACTTGGTTCCTTCTACGCTTACACTAATGGTCATATGTATGAGATTTACTCTACATACGCTGATGACGGTGTGTGCGTGTATGTAGCGTGGTGCTATACAACAACCTCAGACCGTGTGGTTGAGGGTACAGTAGAGCGTTACGAGACAGACAGCCTGCGTTCAGCGAAAGCGTGGTGCAGGAAGTACGACAGGAAGCGCCAGGCTCACTTGCTGGAGAAACAGCAGGACAGGTATCGTATCTACAACTGATACGAACAATCAAACCCTCACCTTCGGGTGGGGGTTTTTTTGTTGCCCGAACACCCAACACACAGCACACATAGGTCTCAGAGTTTTAATATGCACTCAACGCACACATGCTGTGGGGTGGTGGGCAACGGTGCGCCTAGCTCAAGTTGCACTCCAGCGATCAGGGGATGCACACGATTTCATATTGAATACATATTCTCTCACACTCTGTAAGGTATTGAGTGTCGGTAAGAGTGCCAAGTCACAACGACAAGGGGAATACAATGAAACAGCAAAGCAAGGCGCAAGCACGGGCTAAGCAAAGCCGTGAGCAGGTACAAGCCAACAAGCGTATCAAGGCTGTCAATGCCGATATGCGCAATGGCGATACCGTAATGACACTGGGCGAGCAATTGGCAATGCTCACCGATAAGTACGAGCAGGCATTGAGCAAGAACGGAAGCAATCACCCATCAACACAAGGGCTCTTGTTCCTTGTTCGTTCCTACTCAAGCACTATCCAGAACCAGACAACGGATAAAGCCAAAGCCGAAGCCAAAGCAAACACAATCGCTCAATAGCGACTATCCACCCCCAATAATACAAATCAACCCCTTGCCTTCGGGCAGGGGGTTTTTTTGTGCCCCGAACACCACCATCTCAGGACGCATAGATCTCAGGGTTTAATATGCACTCAACGCACACAAGATACGGTGGTGGGCAACGGTGCGCATAGCTCAAGTTGCACTCCAGCGATAAGGATATGATGATGCTTTTATATTGAATACATATTCTCACTCACTTGGTAAGGTGTTATCTGTCGGCAAGGTGCCAAGTCACAGCGATAAGGGGTAAGCAATGAGAACAGTAATTAGCATTCCCACCGAGCAATGCCCACTCTGTAGCAAGATGGGTGAGATCACTATGGATCTCGGAGTGTGGGAGATCGGCGTAGTCAAGCGTGCGCAAGGGGAATATATCCAAGATGCATTCCCCGCACTCTCGGCAGGGGAGCGTGAACAACTTATGACAGGCATTCATTCAGAGTGCTGGGATAAGGAATTTGCAGGCACCGAAGAGGAAGGCGAATAATGTCGCTTAGCCAAGAGGTGCTGTACGAGATCCTGCACGCCGTAGCCTCGCTACGCATTCCTAAAGTAGACGGGGTAATCCTTGACGCTCTCAAGGTGCCTGATGAGATACTGAAGGAAGGCGGTGTAAGGTGCAGGTATTACAAGCGCATGGTGGAGCGTGATATACATAATCACCCCGCCATCAAGCCAGTATCTGTCCATTGGACAGCGCACGGTGATTGCTTTCTACGGAAAGCAGTTTGAAAAATTCCCTCCCGAGCCGAAAGGCTTGGGGGGGTTTTTTTTGCCCGTACTCCGACCAGACAGCACGCAACAGTAAACCATATTGAATACATGCTCACTACACATGCTATGAGGGTGGTGGGCAACGGTGCGCATAGCTCAAGTTGCACTCCAGCAATAAGGATAATATGATATAAACATATTGAATACATATTCTCGCTCATATTGTAAGGTATTGAGTGTCGGTACAGCGCCAAGTCGCAACGACAAGGGAGAAGCAAATGCGTAAAGTAAAGGCAGGTTCAGTCAATGTAATCAAGCGTGGTCGTGCTAAGCGTCACGATCAGTATCTAATTGACTGTGTGAACGCTGTAACCAATGCGACAGATGTAATGGTCACAGAGTGTCGTATCCCTAATACCGTTGTAGATAAAGGGCGTATTCGTGCCCGTATCGCAAGGGCGCAAGGGTCAACCAAACTAAGTATCCAATTCCACTTGGATAAAGGCAAACTTATCCCCGTGCTAAGCAAGAAGCGCACTAAGTAACCAAGTCGCTTCCCCAAGCAGTCCCCTCAAGCCGAAAGGCTTGGGGGGATTTTTTTTTGCCCGAACACCGACCACACAGCACACAGCGATGCCCAATGTTGAATACACGCTCACCATACATGCTATGAGGGTGGTGGGCAACGGTGCGCCTAGCTCAAGTTGCACTCCAGCAGTAAGGGGATGATGACATATTTATATTGAATACATATTCTCTTTACATATGTAATGTAATGAGTGTTGGTGAGCGCCTAATTGCTCACATTCCGTGAGCGATGGCTAAAAACTCATCGCAAGGGAAAAGCCAATGAGTAAGAAAATAAATCTAAGCCAAGTCACAAACTTGGTCAAGCGTGGCAGACAAGCCATTATTGACCTCGCTCTAGTTGCCGATATCCAGGCGCTAGACCCAGCGATTGAGGGTGACGCATTCATCTACGAGGACGCACAAGGCGACACCAGCGATGAGGATTTTCCAAATTGGAAAAACACTTGGCGAGGTCGTGTCGCAAAAGCAGGCGAGGCTTGCGACCGTGAATGCTCCATTCTGTGGACTACAGAGGGAGAGATGGTGGTATCACTCAAGCCTGTCAAGGGCAAGCGCAAGCGCAAGTAGTGAGACCATAGTGAGGTAAAGAGTTACCTTGCCAAACTAACCCCATAAGCCTTATGGCTTGTGGGGTTTTTTTGGGTGGTGTTCTCGCTGGCTAGTCGCCCAGAGAACACCACCTTGCAGAGAGTCCCTATGCTCACAAATTTAATACACATTTCCTATCCCGACACATGGCGGTTGGGCAACGGTGCGATTAGCTCAAGTTGCACTACCGCCGTAAGGGAAGTATAGGGACTTTATATTGAATACAAATTCTGATGACATAGGTATAGTTATTGATGTCGGTATAAACGCCAAGTCGTATCCGATAAAGGATAACTACAATGAAAGTCAATCTAAACGAATTGACCAATTTGGTCAAGCGTGGCAGGCAGGCAATCCTTGATATGAATCTTGTTGCAGAGATTCAGACCATTGATCCAGCAATCATTGGTGATGCAATCATCTATGATCTTGCACAAGGTGATCCAAGTGATGAAGACTTTGCCAATCACAAGAACACTTGGCGTGGGCGTGTTGCCCGCAGTGCCGAGTATCTCGGCGTTGATTGCTCGGTCAATTGGACAACCGAAGGCGAGATGATCGTCTCGCTCAAGCCCGTCAAGGCTAAGCGCAACCGCAAGTAGTTAGTGCCCCGCAAGCCCAATGAATACAAGAGCCCCGTGAGCCTTAGTGCTCACGGGGCTTTCTTGGCGGTTGTTCTCGCTGGCTATACGCCCAGAGAACAACCGCCGCTTAGAGTCACACCTGATCTCATGTTTAGTACACAATTCCCAATCACAATACACGGCTGTGGTTCAACGGTGCGCCTAGCTCAAGTTGAACAACAGCCAATTGGGAAATAGAGGAGAAATATATTGAATACATATTCTCACTTACTTGTTACTATGTATTTGTGGGTAACAATGCCAAGTCATATCCCATAAAGGAAATACAATGACCCTTAAAGTCAATTTGAGCGAAATCACCAATTTGGTGAAGCGTGGCAGGCAGGCTGTCATAGATCAGGCGTTACTTGCCGACATTATGTCATTAGACGCTAATGTTGCTGGCGATGCCTTTATTTATGCCGATGCCCAAGGCGACCCAACAGACGATGAATTTGTTAATCACAAAAATTCATGGCGTGGGCGTGTTGCCAAGGCTGGCGAAGCGTGTGACCGTGACTGCTCCATTTTGTGGACTACAGCAGGCGAAATGGTCGTATCGCTCAAGCCAGTAAAGGCGAAGCGCAACCGTAAGTAATTCCCCCGTTAGGTAATAGAGACAAACCCCATATGCCATAAGGCGTATGGGGTTTTTCTTTACGGGTGTTCTCGCTGGCTATTCGCCCAGAGAACACCCGTTTTGTCTATGCCAATGCGATTAGATATTTAATACAAATTCTCAATCTCTATTCATGTAAATGGCGGGTGGTCCAAATAGAAATGTATTTGTATTTGTACACCCGCCAAAATTTATATGTTTATATCTGCGTTTTTAATAATGTTACTAATCATACACATGTTTATACCTATACAATCAGAAATGTATTTACAATTAACAATGAGGAGGTCGGGGTTATCATAGGGGCTGGGATAGCGGATGCGATTCTCTATATCTGTCGGGGCAAATTACAACTGTGTAATCAATGCGTATATCAGTATGTATACAGAACCATTTAACCCCCGATAAATCTGTACTAAAATCGCTGGAGATTAGCGGCTGTAAAAAGACCTATTAAAAGGGGGTTGATTAGTTATATCTATGTATCTATCCTCCTAGTAAGGACTGATATAGGTTATTTCGTATAGCGAATCATAGGGGGTCTCTAATTATGAGCTTTTTTGCCCCGTTTTGTTCAATTGTTGACCAATTTAGTCGTATATTATTATATTTATGCCTATTTTTATTTATTTATTACCCTAATTTTAGGCAAAAAAAAGCCCAAGAATAGCTATGTTTAGGGCTATTCCTGGACTCTTATTCTGTGATATATCAGCTAAATATTAATATCGTACACCACATATATTGATAATATATGAACGATATTGGAACGCTTTACTTACTAATGCTAATAGTTTTCAGCTATTTCCTTCTAATAATCTTTCAGCTATTTCTCTCTATAATTATTTCAATCTATATTTTTATCTATTAAACATATCTATTATCTGGGCATTCAATTCTTCCTGTGTATCTGCCAATGGGTTTGTTCCAGAGTCAAACATACTCTTTACTACTTCATATGAATACTTATCTTGATTACTAGGATGACTTAATACTCCTTCAACCCGATTTTTTATGAAACGAAGAAATTCATTAACAATATCATTGGCTGTAATCTTATCTTCCATCTCCAGATCAGAGTTACTAATCAACTCTTTCAGCCACCTACCACCAAAGATTAGGTTAAAAACTTCTTCTGGATTCAAATCATTATATTCATCATTGCTCATATTTATCCTTACCATTAATATAGGGTTGTATTGGGATAATTGTTTTGCTTAATTCTTCTCTAAGCTTATCAAAATTGTATTCATACATCATCTCTTCATCCGATATACATTCGCCATAATATATCATCCTACCAACCTTTCTAATTTTATTTTGCAATCCAAATAAGCCAAAGTTCTATTATGTGCTTGGATATTTAAAATGGTTAACAAAGATACATTCTCTTCATTAGACTTATCAGTTTCGTCTATCCTTTTCTCAATGACTTGAATTTCTCTTTCAAGACGAAGAATGTCTTGTTCAATTTCATCCTTCACAGTCATGTCCATAAGCAGCCTCCTCTTCATTTAACATTTTGTCACATTCATAACAGATATCATAAAAGAATTCACCAGTTTCTGGATCTTGCATTACTCTTACAGCATCTAATTTTACTGGAATCATCCTATCCTTATTATCTTCGTATTTCATAATGTTGGGCTCCAATCATTTGTTTCGTGTCCATGTCCATATGTAGTATTTACAAAATCTTCATATAAATCCCTTTTATACTCCGCAATCAATAACCTAAGGTTATTTAAAATGCCATTGATACTGTCATAATCAGGGTGAGAAGTAACCATATATCCCATAACAGAATGCTGTAAATCCTCAATAAATCCCTTAATTAAAACAATACCACTTTCCATTTGTTCTAAAGTAAGATCCATATATTCTCCATGTTTATCAATAGCCATAACTTAATCCCTTTCCCAATGCCGATGAATATGTCTTTTATTTTCTCCAGGGTAATCATATTTATCTACACTTCTCTTGGTATGCCAATGAAGTCCAATGTATAACCCTAGGAACAATGCTAATACCATTCTCATATATCCCTCCCTTCTGCTTTTGAATAGTTTTCTCTTTCAATAATAAAGAAGAACCCTCTTGAAACAATTAGCTTTTGATGCAACACACAGCAATGATCTTTGTTATACTGACTCTTAACCGTATTGCAGCCAATAAAACAACAAATCCCTGTATGAATTTTGGTATGATCAAAACCTATTTCAATTAAGCACTTCTCCGTTCTTCTATTTCTAGCTTGAGTTCTTTCTCCTTTAACTCTCCCTTTATAATCTGGGTTTAATTTCTTCATTTCTTGTTTTCTTTGATGCGCTCTCTTATGTCTATCTGTATAAGTTGACATACCCCAATCCTTTCAAATAGGTTACTTATTAGTCTACTAAGGCTTCTTTCTTAATATAGAAAGGCTCTTTATTGTGATCGCACAAACCAATTTCTTCATTTAATATTCTGGTCAATACATTTACTGCAGAAAGATAATCAATAGAAGTGAAATCAACACACAAATCACCACTATCCCACTCTTCTCCGTATTCAGTTGCTTCATCTATTGTTTCATAATCACCTTCAAGTTTAAATTCATACCTATCTGGTTCATTAACCATCAACCATTTCCAAATACATGAATCAGCATTGTAATAAATGTTTCTTCCTTCGTCATAAGAAAAGCCTAAGAAATCATTTGACTCTGTTTCAAACTGACGAACAAAGTCAATAGTATCGTCACCTGCTAACCATTCAGGAGCTTTCCAGTTATTAACTATTGCTGTAGCAAACCCAGCAATACAACCCATAGATGTACAATTGAAAATATCAGTACCCACAATCATATTCTTTACTTGATCTGCCCTATATGTACTTGCTAATTCACCATGTTCAAATACATTTTCAACTTTATACTCTTCGTCAAATTTACCAATGAATGTGCTCATGTTAAATTTTGTCGCACCATCAATCTTAATGGCATCAATTACTCTTTGTAAGTTTTCCTTATTCATGTTATTTCCCTGCCTTTTCTTGTTTATTGTTTGGATAGTCTCTATTATACGAATCTGAAATCTTATATGCTTTAATCAGATCTTCAACAACAATATCAGTACTGTCTTTATCTAATCTAAAAGAATCGTCTAAAGGACAGATTAATTTATAATCAGTTACAGCAAATACCTTTTGCCAATCTTTAGGTTCATTGGCATCATGAATTCTTTGTGCAAAAGAAAGCATAGCCATACTCTTATCTGTTTTATTCCAATTAGGAGTTGATTCATTAACAGCGTCTAATACTTCATCATCAACTGCTGTTTTACCCTCTATATCTGGATCATAAAGATTATCCAAAATAAGCCAACCAATGGCACATTTTGTGTCTGTCTTAGTTTTTACATCCATACCACGATAAGCACAATCATCATCATTTATGACAATATCATCGCCTGTATCTTCGTCATATTCATACGCAAGTAACCTTGATTTCATATTCTGTTTTATAAGGTTTTTTGCAATATGACGCAAAGCTTGTCCGTCATTAGTTATTTCAGATAAATCTTTCTTTAATTGTTCTAGTGTTTCCATATTAAAAGCCCTCCATTTGGGTCTGTAATCGTTTATAATCGTTTATAAATGTTAAATGCTAGATAGTTCACTCATTTGGGAAAATATAAAAGGCAGTGTCCATTTCTTTATCCATTGCAAAGAAACAACCTGGACCATTACCTTCTTCATCTTGTGAGGGATAGATAATTGAACCATCATCTAATACCAAACAAACAGAGTTATAAGGACTATTATCCCAACCCTCTTTCTCAATTACTTTCTTATTAAGTGATCTTACATCAACAATTTTTCTTCCAATTACTTCCATTATTTATTCTCCTTTAGGTGGTCTTGATATTCTAGATGTATCCATCTCCAATACTTATCCAATTCTCCTTCGCTAGCTTCAGAAAAATCTGGACCATTAGATACTTTATATTGGAAATTTAAAAGAATATCGGCGTAATCATCATCACAACCGAGTGCATCTTTAACCATTCCCCTCCAATATGGATTACTCATGACACTACCGCTTCTTTCTTGATATAATAAGGTTGTTGCATTTCATCACAAGCCAAACCAATTTCTTCATTAAAGATTCTAGTTAAAACATCCACTGCAGTAAGATAATCAATGGTATGAAAGTTTGCGTATAGATCTCTATCATCCCATTCAATCTCACAATCATTTGCGTCTTGCATTGTTTCATAATCTTCCAATTCTAGATTTGGATATCTTTCTGCTTCATGATGCATTAGCCATTTCCAAATACTATTATCATCTCCGAAGAAAAGATTCTTAGCCTCAGCAGTACTTAATCCTAAGTAATTAGCAGCTTCATTTTCAAATTGATATAGATGACCTGAAGGATCATCTTTTCTCATCCAGTCAGGAGTTTTCCAATCATTAGCCAATGCTGTAGCAAAACCAGCAATACAACCCATTGAGGTACAATTAAACAAATCAGTACCTTCATGTATAACCCTAACTCTACTTACAGGGAATGTATGAGCTAATTCATCATTTTCAAATACGCTTATATGATCATCTTCATATTCAAGCTTTCCGACAAATACACTCATATTAAATTTCTTTGCACCATCAAATTTAATGGCATCAATTACTTTCCGCATATTATCTTTGTTCATTTTAACTCCTTATAGTTTCCGTTTGTTGTTTCTTTTAGGTTGGTATAAATAATAACTTGACCTTCATTATCTTCATCAAGTGAACAATGAGGCATAAGTTTTTCTAACTTACTGCGTAACTGATTTCCATCTATTTTATTCATTCTCACTCCATCCATTATATTCAGTTATTGTTTCTACAATTATGTCGTATATTAATCCTTGGTAATGCTCAGTCATATCATCAAACTCTAATACAACCTTATTCCAAGCTTCTTCTGTTACTTTATTATCTTCATCTGAATTAGTTTGGTTTTCAAATAGTTCTTTACTCCACCAAGCAATACAAATTTCTTCATCTTGGTCTGAATAAGACTTAAGCATTTTAATTGCTTCTTTTACTGTTGTCATACTTGTTCCAGTTTGAACGCATTGCTTTCACGCAATTGATCAAGAACTTTAACCCAATTACTATTGTTATTGTGTACAAGATCTTCAAAGTCTTTTTCAATTTTTTCTCCTAGTCCTAATGTTGTAAGTTCTTTAATGAATTCAAAGAACTCAGGTTTGTTGATTTCAAAATGAGAAATTTTACCTGTAATTGGATTTCTTACATAGACGAATTGCTCATTCTTACACGGAATTAATAAACTATATGTACTATTAACTGTTGCTTGAATCAAAAGTTGTGCTTCTGTCTTAGCATCTTTCTTAGCTTCAAATTTCTTAGGTACTTTACGAGTTGCCATATCTACTTCTCCTCTAGTCGGTTTGTAATTCTACTTCTATATCTTGAATACTCTTAACTAACTGTTCTTCTTGTTGTTTTGTTAAATCTGGATAAAGTTCAAGAAGCATTTCAATTGCTTCATCTTCTAATTCATCCTCATCCATTGCACTTGATACCCACGGGTTTATATAAACCGTATGTCTATCAAATACTATATGTGCTGAATACATTGCCATTGTTAAACCCTTTCTTTAGGATATATCCTGTATTGTTTATCAATATAGTTATACAATCTTATATCATCACACGATAAACAATTAAATATACCAGGAACATCTGAGCATTCCCATTCATGTTTATGTTCTGTATTATCACTTACCATTGTGAGTGTCATTCAGTATTGCATATGTTGTACTTAATTGAGCATGAATTAATGCTTCAGTTAATGCTGGATCAGTAATTGTTGGAATACATCTAGGATCAAATTCTATACTAGCCATCAATTCTTTTGCGTGATTGGCATGAATAGTTGATAGATCTTTATATTCATAATCTAACTCCAGCTTTCTTTCCCAAGAAAGATTTACATCATTATAACTAAACCTTAATCTTTTTGTCATTAGCTAACTCTCTTTCTCTTATGTAGATTTTTGCATCTTCAATTGCTTGATAGATATCATAACTAACAATATCTAAGTGTTCACCTTCACTATCGTAAATATCAAACCAAGGGTTCATAATAACTCTTGATCCATCTTCAGCTTCATCAAAAATATCTGCTAATTCACTATCAGTAGTGATACCATTATCTACTAATTCATAGCAATCAGTTATTGTGTCTTCATTATAAATAAGACGCATATCCCCATCACAATAAATAGTTACAGGATCACAACCATTTATACTTACATGGCATACTGCATTAGACAAACCTAAACAAAAGAATTCTGGAGATGTTTGTTTTTCATTCAAGTCATGTCCATTCAATAACTCAATTGCTATAATCTCTGACATCTTCATCCTCCTTTGTTGGAACATAATTTACTCCTTCAAGCTTATCAATTTCAAATTCTTTTAAAGACCATTCCCAATCATGATTACTGCTATCATCATGGATAAATTGTAATTCACCCAACATATCGGTATTAATTATCCAATTAGGAACTGATTTTGTTACAGCACTACGGACAAGACTATGATTAACAGGTTTTTCTTCTATTGAAGAATGGTATATATCTTCTCTAATTAACGCACCAACTGCGCATTTTTTACCTTCAGCACCTAGATATGCGCAAGTCAATTCATTATCCATTAATGATCGTTGTCCTTGTGTAAGTAAATGATTCTTAATGAATTCAAATACATCACGATCAGTTTTTAATTCGTCTAATGTTTTCATTTTTGTTTAACCTTTCAATAGCTTCGTTGAATTTAACTATTAATTGTTCTGCGTCACTCAAATAAATACCATCACTACTGTATTCATTTATATACTCTTCATACTTTTCATTAAAAACTGTATTACAACCCATAAGATCAGACTCAGCATCAACATTATGAAACCAAGTTCCATCTGAATTATCGTAACCTAGAATATAGTTATATATCAAAGTCATGCCTTAACCTTCCCATATTTGATTTTATTAACAATGTCATTAGCCCATCTTTCAACATCATGATGAGCAGTTTCACCAAGAAATGCATCTTCCCAAACATTACCTGTTAATTTATCAGTGATCAATACTTTCTGATATGCACCACTCATAACTTGTTCTTTGCCTGACCCATAATAATACCCTGCATCTGCTTCAAAATAAACAATTTCTATATACCATTTATCAAAAGCATTATTCTCTCGGTATTCAACAACATTTGTTTCATACCAATCTGAAACCTTTGGATACATATTTGCTTGACTGTGTTTGATACTCATTGGAATACCTCTCTCTCAAACTTTTCTTCTAGTTTCTTTAAACGAGCAATCATTTGTGTTGTTGTAAGATCAACAGTTTGATTACGCTTTACATTCTGAACCCACTTGTTTCTTACAACAGTTGAATTGTTTGTTGCCAAACCAATGTATTTAACTATTTCTTTTGCTTCCAAAGGTACATTTACCCATTCATTCTTTTCTTCATCAAACTTGGAAGTAAGATATGTATGATACATTTCTTCACACAATTTCAATCTGGCATACCATTCACCTACATTTTTAAATGTAATTGAACTAAGGGCAACCATACCACCAGAGAAAATCAAACCTTTTAGAAAAGGCTTTACATCTGTATATGTACTACCTAATTGATTATACTCTTGGTATGCTTCATCGTAATTATCTTTGTACATTGCAATTTTTGTAATATCGTAACTTAATGGCATGTTATTCCTCCTTGGAATTATTTGCTATGTGGTGTTGTTTTGTATACCATAACATTATCAAATTTGTCTTTACCATAATCTCTAACTATCTTTGCTTGTTCTATTGCATACTCTTGAGTACCCTGTAGGGTTCTTATTTGTATAATATTTTCTTCTCTCATCAAAAGAAGCGCAAAGGTTGATTTTTTATTTTTCATATATCTCGTTTCCTGTTAGTGATTATTTAAGCGCACTCATAATTTCTTCAACACATTCATCTTTAAGATTTATTTGACTTCCGTTACTGCTCCTTCCAGTTATAACTACATCTCCAACAATGGGAGTATTAATGCCTGTATATTGAAAGTACAAAGAGGTTGCTATTGGATTAATTTTAAATTGCCTCATTAGTCCTTCTTCATTTACATACATTGACATTTTGCCATTCAACTTAACTACTTCAATCCAACCACCAACTTCTTTTTGAAGTTGTTCAAGTGAATATTTTTTATCCATTTCAACAATGTTGATTGAATTGTTTGACTTGATTAATACTGATTTCATTTCCTCTCGTTTCATTTTGTTTGTTATTTGTACTGAACTCCAGTTATTTTGAGATGTTTAAATCTGCTAACTTGAGTACGCTCTCTGGGCGTATATAAAAATATGGTATAAAAAAGAACCAGGCAAGAAATATTATGTCGGATAACTACAACTACGACATTTTGACATCTTCTATTCTCATGTAATAGACAGACGCATATTTCTCTTAAGCAGAAAGGATTAGCTTTAGCCTGATTCTTTTTTATACCATATTTAAAATCGTGTTAGACATAAATAAGATACGGGGATATCAATTATTTACATAAGCATTTTGAAAGGGGATAACAATGCCTTAGTCTAACACTTAGCGTATCCGATAGGACTTGAACCTACAACCTAAACATTAGAAGTGTTTTGCTCTATCCAATTGAGCTACGGATACATTAACTTATTCAGACCAAGTTATATGGGCTGATTTAGTTACCAATTCTTTACCATTAAAGTACCACTGCCACATAGAATTATCTTCACCTGACCAATTGATATAACTACCTTCTTTAATAAAAGGTGCAATTGATTGAAAGAAGTGTTCCTCAGATCCAATCTTATTGCTATAGCAAAGATCTATCAGATTACCTTCTTCATCATAGCTAATACCTTCAAAGCCAAGTTCATGCAAAATATCTTCCATACTTTTACATTTCTCTGGGTAATTAGCATCCATCCAACTAAACCATTTAGATTCAGCTTTTCCCTCACGCCAACTACCACCACTTTTTAGATCATCTCTTTCGTTAAGCTTGCACATTGCTTTATAGCAATCCTCAAACTTATCTTTATTTATAAAGATGACCGCTTCTGTTGTGTCTACATAGTATCCCATTGAATACCCTTTCTATTAGTTTTGGATTCTCCAGTTTAATAACTTACCTTCGGAATTGTCCATAATATATTTTGCAACTTTAAGATTACAATCTACACCGAGCAATCCATTTAGATTAGTACCACAGACTTTTTTAGTTACTGATCTCCAGCAACTATTAATCTGAACCAAGCCTCTATCAATAGAACCATTTTTATTTAAAGTCCATATGACCTTGCCATTAGAATTAAATTTTGCATTTATTGCTTCGGGGTTACATCCACTTTCTCTCCAAGCAATATATGAAAACACATCTACTGGCAATCCATATTCTTTAAACTTAGATTCCCATTGAGGGCATCTCTTACTTTTATCTTTAGGAACTCTGCTATCCATTACTTTCTGAATAACAACTGGTTCTGTATTAATGATTAACAATGATTTCTGTACAAATACTGGTCTTTTATATTCAACCTCATTAGTATTTGCAGCATATGTAATTGTTGAAATTACTCCTATATATAAACTTATTATTAAACCTATTATTGAATTTTTTGTCTTCATTTTGCCTCCATCGGTTAGGTTTTGCGATTAGTTCGCATTAGCATATCTTTAGATGCAAAACGAGGGCAATCTACAAGTTTGCACTCTCGCTTTACAGAGGGTTTATCTTATAACAAACCTCCATCATTATTTAAAATTTCTTGAAAACTTGATGGCTTTAGCATATCTAGATTATTCAATGATTCCCTTATGGAATTATAATAGTATGCGTACTGCTGTAGGGATTCCATTTTTGTTATCTCATTTGACTCAGCAATTGCTGATAGCAATAATTCAAAATGCACCATCATGCCAAATAGAATGCCTGGTACATATGTTTTATCATTACCACCATCAACTAAAAGCAAGATAGCATCCATATCTTTAGCCGTAAAGGCTGAGATTAACTGTAATGCATGATCTGTATATAAATTTTCATCATTTGTTTTCATACTAAACCTTTCCAAAGTAATCTAATAGTATATCACACATCATATTAACATGATTACTCAATGTCTTCATCATCCATCATTTCTTTGTTCAAATCAATTATACTAGCTGGCGCTTCACCTTTAGCCACTAAATCATTATGGTAAGAAATGTTCTTAGTGATTTCTCTAGATGTAGCGGAATTGGGATTATAGAAATATTCTTTTACATGACCAGATGTTTTCTCTCCAACGGTATATTCAAATATTCTAGCATACCAATTGTCTGGTTTAAATCCATGTAATCTTTCACAAATTCTATTTGCTTTAGACATTGCCTCCATTACTGTGGAAGTATCTTCAATAGAAATTGCATATCTATACTCAACTATATAATAGCTATCAAATTTAGGCATTATATTTTACTCCCAATTGCTAGTAGCGCTAATACTACTGGGATAACAATCAATGCAGCTAGACCAAGGAATGATATAACAATCAATGGTGCTACTGCAAATAGAATTATCCAGCCAGTTCTTTCGGACATACACTTACTCCTTAAATTTGGTTAATGTAGAAATTATTATGATTCCAGTTCTCAAAAGGAATAAGCATGCTTTGACCATCAACAGATGGTTTCATAACTCCAGTACCATTATACTTGATTTCTGAATCAGATAATTGTTTTTGAGAAATAATAAATTTGCATTTCCCAATGGACAAGATATATGAATCCATGAAGTATAGGATATTGTAATTCAAACCACCAAGATCAGAGATACTGCTAAGAGGAATACTAATTCCATCAACACAGGCAGATAGTAGATCTGGTTTGTAGTTTTCACACATCAATCTACCAATTCTACGATCAGCTAAATCTCTAAACTTTCTACCAGCATGATCTCCATCAGAATAACCAGTTGTATAGTGATCATATTCATGAATAATAGTAGCAACTATTTCATATATCTCACCATCTCTAGCATGATTCTTTTCAATCAGAATACGCTTCTCTTCGTTATCTTTATTAATAAGTAAACCGAGAAATGTATCATTTTGCTTAGGAGTAAAGCAAGCAATTGGTCTTTCCATTGTTAAAATACCTGGCTCATACCTTGCAGCAATTTCAATTGCTTTCAATAGTTTGGGGTACTTATCAGTGTCAAAATCAATGTCATAATTGATTGATTCACCAGCAATACTTTCTAAAGTATTAACGCCAGATTTTGCCAATATCGTATATATAAATGAAGAATCAACAGTCTTGTACTTCTGTCCTTTTTCTTTCAAATACATATGGATGGAATTATTTGCATCCTCAATTGAATTGAGCATAATAGTTGCTTCACCATACTTTTTACCCCACACTTTATACCACTCATCAGTAATGTCTGCGGTTCCGATAATTGTCTCACTAAACTTATATTCCCACTTCTTGCTTCCTAGATTATCTAGGATTCGTTCAATGATTTTACTATTTGTACATTCAGCAATACCATGAGCAATCAAGTAATTCATTTGCCATTCATCAGATACTGTTCTCATTTCATTCAAACGAAGTGATTTAACTTCATAATCAAAGAGACAAGCGTGCTCTGTATTCTCATAAACCATAACTGATTTATGATATACATGACCTTCGCTAGATGAATAGGGATTGAAAAAGTTTACCTTAGCGTAACCATTTTTACCTTCATGAATAGGCTCACGATTTTCAAGAAAATACTTATCGTGCTGATCATAGATTTCCATCATATTTGGAGATGCACTAATGTAAACAGCAAACTCACCGTAATTCTGTTTTACTTCAGATGCTTCAACAATTTCACGATACCATTCTGTATCATTTTCATTAGATTCATCCATAGCATTAGCAATAGCTTCTCTATAGATTTGAAAACAATCTTCCCAACTTAATACTCCAGCATCAATTGTAAAAGAAGATGATTTCTGATAGTCACCGTAATCATATACGATACAATCAACTCCATCTTCTTCCTCAACCTTATACTTAAGCACATAGGAACCCTTATCGTCTGTACCAGTAAATATCCATTCCAATCCCATTCTCAATGCGGCAATCGGAGCATATTTAATACCAGAGCCAAATTGTCCAATTGTATTTGGATCATCTCTTTTAGTAGATAGCCCTAGTTTTTCTAAGGCTATCCGACTAACATTACCTGACTTATTTGCAATCTTAATGTATTTTTTCATTAGTTCCCCTCTATTTTAGTGATAGTGATGTAAGGATACGACTCTTATTGTATTCAGTATATTGCAAAGCATCTAGAACTTCATTAATTTCTTGAATAGTAAATGCACGAAGGCGAACTGCATCATCAACAATAACAGTTGGTTGAACTACACCTTCTGTTTGTTTCTTCATATAGCCCTCAATAATGCTTTCTACTGATTTAATATACAATTGACCAGTATAGCAAGGTGCTTCATAATTAAAAGATGTTAGCAAAGAACTAGCCATTGATTCAGCATCAGGTTCTTCAATATATTCTTTTACATTGCTAGCGATATCTCTGTAATCAAGATTTTCCATAACGCTATCAACAAAAGTAGACATTTCAAGATAATCTTCTACATCAATATCATTAAGGACATCTGTTACTTTATCAGTCCAATCAATATCACCAATAAGTGATTCAACACAATCGGTCATATCGTGCTCTTCAATCATTTCTTCAACTTGATCTTTAGTTACACATGCTTCATTCAGCATCATCATAAGTTGATCTTTAGGGAAACACATTTCCGCAACAATAAGATTACTTACTGGTGATGGAATAGTTTCAATTTGTGGAAATACTGCTTTGGTTGTTAATGTTTCATTTTGCATGGTTATTTCTCCTGTTTTAGTTGTGTATATTTGGTTTCCTGCTGAATCTGTTCTTTCTAAAAATTCCCTCACTGTACCCCATATCCTTCCGCCATAAATTCGGCATATCTATATATTGCTGAATCGCTTGATACTTTTCTTTTAGCACCATCAAACCAATCTTGAAAGTGATAGAATACTTCATCAACATTATTTTCATCATCAAGATAAGCTTCAATAAAAGAAGCAGGTCCACCAGTGCTCAATTCAATTTTCATAACTTTCTGAATTGAAACACCCAATGCGTACTCATAAATGCTATCTTCATTCAATCCTTCATCTTCAATGAGTTGAAGTATCTTTGCATCATCTTCATCATTCTCATCTAGTCTTTCGTTATCAAGTACTTTAAACATAAGCTCAAGATGTTCTTCACAATTGTTTTTACTTTCTTGAATTCTTGATTCGCAACTATCAGTTTTTGTATTCATAATGACTCAACCTCTTTCTTGAGTTCAAAGAACTCATCTATGTTTGTTATGTGTACTATTTCTGATTTTACTAAAAAGAATAATGATTGCACATATCTAGCAAACCCATTAAATCTTTGAATCTTTATTGCATCTGCAATTGATATGTCACTCAGTAAATTATTCTCTGGGCATTTGATATAATTAAAAGTAGTTGTTGAATTATAAGAATGTATATTCATAGGACAAGCCCAACCACCACTTCTGCCACTATTTTCAACATGATCATAACCCCAACTACGACCTATTGATTGACATTTATTCCAAAACATAGATTGAACACCGCTGTACACATAATCATTCAATTCATAGTTGAAATACATTTGACCATCTAATGCAGGACTCATACGGGTATGGTAATCTTTTACATTAACACCAAGGTTTCCATCTTGAGTTATGAATTTCTTATCTATAAACTCAGGAATGAAATATCCTCCTCTTAAATTCTTAACGCTATGTAGTTTAATATCTTCCATCATTCCTCCATTTGTTTTGTTTAATAATCAAGTTCAATTTCATGCTCTGTCCTACAATTTGGGCAAGACCACCATTTTTTATTCTTGTATCGTTCCATTAAAACATTTCCATTAAAACCACAATCAACTTCAACCACTTCATCAGAATGAATTAGATCTTCTAATGTTCTTTTTATACTTCTTACATTTTGATTAATCCACTCTTGATATGAAGTATAACTATGCTCTTTTAATTTAGTAAATACATTAAAGATTTGTTCACTCATATCTTGAATAGTTGGCATACTTACAGTAATTGCTGATACCATACCTTCACATTGCCAATACTCTTCTGTTTCTTCACCACCAGCAATTTCATATTCATTACCAGTTACCCCAGGTGGATAATTACTCATATCATTCTCCTTTTGTTTAGAGGGACTTAAATGGGGTTGAGTTAGCGATCAGTCTAACCCAACCCCAAATCTATTATTTAATTGAAACCCATACTTGCTGAGCAAGCAAATTCATTGGGTAATCGCTAAGACGATTTGTTGTTAATCTTTGATTGTAAGCATTTACAATAACAAATGGTAAAGCAGATGCTGTAACAGAACTTGCATTTACACCAATTGATTTTGCATTTGCGATAAGAGTATTCGGATTACCAAACTTTTGCAATGTAGTAACCATACGAGATACTTCAACTTTTGCACCATAACGATTGTAAATAATTGCAACAGCAGAGATCAAAACATCACGCATTGTGCTGGATGAATCACCATAAGCTGATTTAATTGTATACAATGTATCACGCAATACTTTATCTCCAGCATTACGATAAACACGCCTAATTGTAGAAATAGCACGAACCTTATTATCACCAGGTCCAACTCCAATAATCAAACCCAAACTACTGAGGATTTTATTAATTGCAATTGTTTCTTCATCACCAGAAACAATTCCAGCTTTAAAGATATCTGTTGTATTCGGCTTTGTATGTTCTTGATTAAGCATTGCAAATATTCTTGCTTCGTCTTTGATATCTAGATCAAAGTAAATAAGAGCATTTACTGAATAATCATTCATTCCTTTTTCACGCATAGCATGAACTCTATGACTACCATCAATTACAGCCAATGAGCCATCTTCACGCATTGAACAAATAATGACTCCAAGAATATCTGAGTCAAAGTTCTTTGCAATCTTATTTACTTTCTTCATAAGCGGCTGACGCTGGTATGTGTAATCAATTACCAGATCAGATACTTTAACCAAAGAAGATATCTTTGAAACATGACCACTATTAAATGATGCCCCAAACATTTCTTGCTGGTTACTGTTTTTAATGGGAATATGCATAGATTTAACATCTTTGCTGGTTATAACTTCTTCTACTATTTCTTCCACTCTCGCTTGATTCTTCATGGTATTCTCCTATTTTCTGTAGGTGTTATGAATTTATTATCTACTAACTTAATTGGTATATCAATAACATCATTATTTTTAATTGCTTTTATTAATGATGATCTTTCTCTTGGGGTAATACCACCCCAAATTCCATATCTTATATCTTCATTTAAAGCATAGCTTAAACATTTAACTTGAACTAAACACTTTAAACATATTGATTTAGCTTTTTTTATGTTCTTCCTAGATATAGCGCCTTCTTCATTTTCTATGAAAAAGATAGATAAGTCTTGACCTTTGCAAGAAGCATTATCTCTCCATACTTCTTTGCTCACATCAAAATTCTTATCAATCATAATAAGGGCTCCCTGGGGTATCTAACATTGGTCCTATAATTTCATTTTGAAAATAAACAAAATAGTTTTTAATGTCAATATCTATTGGCTCAAAAGATGTCAATAGAGACACACAGTGGGATATCAATGATAAGATTACACTCACGCAACGATCTTCAGATATGTTACCATCTAAGTCACAAGCTATGTTTAGTATTCTCATAGATAATGCTTCCCGATCTGCCGTTGTATCATATGCAGAATTTGCCAGTGTGTTAGTTACTGATTGCAATATCAATAAGAATTCGCTATCATCAGCAATACCAGATGGCACTCTTGATGAATCCTTATTTAAAACTTCATTTATATCATCCATATTAAACATATTGCTCCTTTGTTAACTAAAGTCTATTTCGGATATATCATCACACTCTTGATGAAAATCCCAACTATCATTATAAATTACTTCACCTTTTTGAATTTTAACTTGACCAGCAAAACCCATTCCAGGTTCTTCAAAATACAAATTAAAATTTAATTCTGGGAATTGAGAACAAAGAGCATTAGAAATTTCATCACTACCTGGAGCCCAAGCAGTATCATAATAAAAATGAACATATGAATTACTCGTATCTTCAATAGCATTATCATAATCTTTAATACCATCTTCCTTAAATGGATAAGAGTATTGAACTAAATTAGCAAGGTCACTTTTAGTGATATCATAATCACCCCATTTAGTTCCCCAATTATTATTGCACCAATCATACCAATTATCAGTTCCATACTTCTTAATTAACTCTTCATTGCTTGATTTAGATGGTGAAACAGTTCCTTCCAATTCTTCTGGCATTGGCATTAAACTTTTAAATAGCTGATACTTATTTTGTTCCTTATCTTCACCTTTATTTGTTACAAATTCTACAAACTTCTCTACATCGGATGTCTTACCTAAGACACCCAATGTGTTATTACAATGATTTGGCATTTTAAAACTCCATTTCTAATTGATTAGGATTATTTTTTGATATATCATTTACTAAAAACTGTGGTCTTTCTAAATTATTACGATCACAGAATTCAAACCACTTTACATAACCTGCTGCATTCCAATATTGAAGATTATAAATAGCCTGGATAATATCTTCATCTTTAGGTGAACCTGAATCTAAATGAAATTCTATATTCATATTGACTTCTAATTCATAAAGAACATCGCCAGCCCAATCTGGATACTTTTCAATATCAACATAACCAGGACAAATATCAGCCCAAAAATCAAGACTTTCAATATTATCAATATGCATCATAGTTTGATATGAATCTTCATCAGCAACTGGATAGTCATCTAATTTGTCTAGCCATTCCATTGCTAAATAGAATGAAGATGAAATGATCTTTTTATCATCATCATCATAAACACGACAAACTAATCTATCAACATTACCAACAGCCCAATGAGCATAATTTTCAATTCTATAATCATCAGGAAAGATATCCATCAACTCTTCAGTAATATATTTAAAATTTGATTTTGCTAATACATCAGAATCTCTGTTCTGATCAATATTAGTAAAGCCCCAAGTTTTAAACATATCATCAGAACCCCAATACCCAAAATCATCAGGTCTTGTAGTTGCTTGTTTAGCATATTTTTCTATGTTGCTAACATAACCGCTTTCGCCAAATTTACTCATTTGACCTGCAAATCTTTTGCTTTGTCCATAAGTTCAATTATTGCTGTAGCCATAGTTCCACGAGCATCACCATAATCATATACAGGTGAATCAATATCATCACTAAACAAAATTGAACTACCTACTTGATCATGAATATTTGCTGAACTAAGAAGACGAACTCTTCTTTTTTGTGGATGTTGCGATGGTGGTAAATCACTATATTCATCATCATCTTTAGCAACAGGTGCAGCCCAACCATTAGTTGCAAAAGATATCATATCGTAGTTATTAATTTGGCTTAGTAGTTCATCATTATCAGTATCAAGCATATCGTAAATGTCTGAACTGCTATCAATCTTTTCAATCTGAACATTCAATTCTTTATCAATGAGAACGCCAAAGGCTTCACAATGTTTTGAATCAAATGCATAATTGACTGTATTATGAATATTTTCTACTACTGTTACGAATTGTTTCTTTGATAGTTTTTTCATTTTGTTTCTCCTATTTCGGTTTGGCTATTAAGTTTGTTTTTAATTTCTTCTTTAGCTTCTTCATCCCAATACATTGGGAGATTGTGTTCAATATCAATTGCACAATTATATTCAAATTCATTAGCTGTATCAAAATAAATAACAACTTCGGCATAAGTACCGAAGTCGTGATTAAATCTTTTAGCAGCAAATTTTAATGAATCTGAATTCTTTACATAAGGGAACATCCTTTCCAGTTGATGAACATATGCATTCAATTCAATTCTAGATAACTTATCGTAATTGTCAGAACCTAATTGAGCACAATCTTCATCACTTGGTGATGATCCTATTTCCATATAATCAATACCCATTTTTTGTTTCCCCTATCTCTATGGCTTTCCATACTTCTTCTATATCTTTTTGAATCCAACCTTTATCCTTAGTCCAGTAATACTGAAACTCAGGTTCTTGTTTTATCCATTCATATATTTTCATGAATTACCCAGCGCTTTCTGTTTCAAATAATTCAATATCAAGTTTAAACAGTTCAATTTCTGCTTTGATAATTGATTCGTTTAAGTTTTTTAATGTGCTAATGATTACTTGCTTTGATTTATCATCAAGATAATCAAGACCAGCTGATTTAAAATCATACATAACTACTCTCCTTTCCTATAATCATCAATGTCATCTTCAGGATGAACAATTTTATTATTAATCAAGTTCCAAGACCAATCGCAACAAAACAGATTACCTTTGTTTTTTGCTTCATCTGTTGTTGGATGAGATTGTTTTAATTTTTTTGTTTT